TTCAGCGTTTTATATGTGTTGGTCATTGTTCAATTCTCAAAAGGTAGACTAAACTGGCTTGTAATTTGCACATAACAATCAGTTTCCTTGCAATGTTAGCCATACCGAGCCGTCGCTTACCAACGTTACCCATTTCCCAGCAGTGGCTGGAAGAATGGCAGTTGTATTTGCGCCGCCAGCTAATGGAACAATGTTCGAGGTAGCAGATACGACGGTTTGAGCGGCGACGGTTTTAATCATAACCTCTCGCCCAGGGGCAGTACTTGCGGATGGAAGAGTTACCGTGATGGTTCCGGCGCCATTACAGATAATCCAGCTTTCATTTGCGGCCAGCGTGAAGCTCGAGGCTTTGTTGAATGCTAGGCGCTGAATGGCATCTGCCTTTGCAGAGCCCAAGTTAGGAGTAACTAATGTAGGGCTAGTACCGAATACAAGCGCTCCGGTCCCGGTCTCGTCAGTTACGGCCGACAGTAAGTTTGCCGACGATGGAGTTCCCAGGAATGTAGCTACACCAGTACCGAGGCTCGACAACCCGGTTCCGCCGTTTGCTACAGGCGTAATCGCAGAAGCAGAGGTGACTAGGCCTTTTGCGTTAACGGTTACTGAGCCGTAAGTACCAGCGGAAACACCGCTAGCGGCAAGGGTTAATGCTGCTGTCGCATTCGCGGAACCGTCGAAGCTGGCCGACCATGTGGCATCGCCAGTGGCCGAAATAGTGCGCGGAGTCGTAAGTTTCGCCGAGCTACCAGCATAGGCCCCGGTATCAGTCAGGGCCATAGCGCTAATTGCTGTTCTAAAGGCGGCTTGGTTAGCTGACACACCAAGGCTACGCACAAACGAAGTCAGTGTGTAGCTACCCATCGTTACCGGAGTAACAGCGCTAAAAAAGACCCCCTTATCAATCGCGGCAGTTACCGCAGCAAGAGCAGAAACGTTAGGTGCAACAAGCGCCGCAGCGTCCGCTTCCATCTGCTGCCATGATTTACGATTTACGCCTCTGCGGTCGGGGTAGCTAGCCGCAGGACCATTTACCAAGAGATCAAAAACTGTAGCGTTATCGTCCAAGTCCCTTGGATCAATCGAAGGTACGGTATTCCCAGTATTATAAGTACTCATGGCTGCGGCCAATCCTCATTGATTGCGGTGTCCATGGCTTCGATGTAAACTTGCCAAGGGTTTAAAGGCCATTCGCGATTCATCGCATAATCGAAAATAGATTGGTCGAGAATAAAGTCAGGCATCAAGCCCCAATCACTATCCAAAATAGGTCTCTCTCTTAATTCAAGCTCTGCGGAGATAGACCAAAGCAAAGGACCAACTCTAGATGGACCGCTATAGATATCGGTAAATCTTGCGGTGTAATCTTGGTATCCGAGCGGTGTTTCTAACGGGCATTCAAACCACTGAGAGCCATCGATTAGCTGATCGCGCCACCAAGCTTCGAAAGCTTGAGCTTGCACCGACGTGAATATCCAGCTAATGCTGGCCATTGTCGGAACACTGGTGAAGCTCCTGCGCTGACGAGCCCGACCGCTAGCTAGTTCTGATCGTTTTAATGGCGATACGGTTTGATAGGTTCTGCCATTATGTAACCCTCGCGGTAATCCTGCTGGATAGTTAATCATGGCGCTGAATTATCATCATCGGAATAGACTAACTCATTATACGTCATCGCTTCCACGTTCGCAGAGTCAGTGCCATTTGGGGAGATTGAGGTAATCAAGACCTTGTACCCGATGCCAAATAGCAGGTGTGGCGGTTCACGATCTAGCGTTGTATCTGGAGGGAAATCCAGTCCGGAGATAGACAAATGGAAGTCATCAACACGAGTTGCGATGTATGGGCCAGAGCTAGTTCCGTCTTCGCGGCGCACATACAGATAGTGCGGTCCAGCATCAGACCAGTCGAAAGCTTCTGATGATTCAATTACGCCATTGTCGTATTCGACCATGAAAGCCGATTGAGCATAGCCAGGAACATCGTCAGCTACTTGCACATAACTCAGATAACGACTATTCAGCGCATCAAGCTCAGTCGCCCAATTGTATTCCCAGCGACGATACTTCAAGGCGCGACGTTGACGCATACCGATACGCCATGCCTTCGTGCGGTTAGTGCAGCCTTCTGCCTTGATCTTTTGAATACGAGTTCCTGCATCACCGGGAAGTCTGCATTCAACCGTCTCGACCTGCCACGACACGCCATCAATATATTCAACGTCAACGCCATCATAATCATCAGGACGAACAGCAGTGAAATCACGCTCAAGGCCGCGTGTCATGTTCTGCGGCGTATACATTGATTCGAATACGGCTCTAGGTTCATCACGAGCCGGACGCAACAAGCCTCGATCTACCGTGAGCTCACTAAACCCGCAAGACAGCGCGTCATTGATTACCCCCTTAGCTGTGCCGTTGGTGTTCGTTGCTTGGTCGTAGTGATCGCCACGAGCCTTCCAGATGGCGTCTAGACGATCAAGCTCCATAAGGTCAATGTCTGCATCTGTGTACCCAACGTTTTTGGCGACGTAAGCGAAGAACGGTGCAATATCACGAGTTGCAATGGGAGCGGTCCATGATCCAGCAACTCGGGTGGGTAGCTTTCGTGTGGCCTCGACTGAAACCATAGCCTCAGACTGAGCAGAAAGCCGGTCTCCGCCGCGAGCATTTACGCTCATAACAGTTACATCTGCATAAGAGGTCGGAGCAGACAGCAGCGAGCGGGCACCATACCAAACAGTGTCATTATTGATCTCTGTTTCTCGCTCGCCCTGCTGAATAAAGCGTTTCTTGATCCGAGCTTCTGGACGCATAGGATATGGAAGATCTACGCGATTAGTGAAGCCTTGAGAGTCCAAGGACGATCCGTTATGGGTCTTATCAATGACTGTCCACGCACCTGCAATATCCATATCCCGGTATTCGAATGTATGAAAAGCACTGACCTGATAAACCTGACCTTCTCGACCAAGACCACAAAGACCGCTAGGCATGAATACATCCCACTCAATCGCCGTAGCCAGTTCGCCAAACGGGCACATAGCAAACGGGCCACGATAGCCGCCTTCAAGATTTGATGGGTCCAGTGTGATAGAGGCTGATGCGGTTTCAAGATACGTAAAACCTGGGAAGTCAGTATCTACAGCGCCAGTTGAATCAAGTCGCTGCACAGTGATTTGCGGCGTACTGAATACAGTGATGCGGAACCGCTGGCCACGAGGCGCAATACTGGCCGGAAGAGTACCAATAGTGAGCCCAGTAACCGGAGCGCCACCATCAAAGTTAAGCGTCATCTGCGCAGGAGTGGCGCCTACAGATGGCGTGAAGCTGTTAACCACATACAGGCCGGCGTTTGTTCCTGCAATCTCAATGGTATCGCCAACGCTTGGAGCAAGCATATCGAGCGCAAATCCACGCACGATATCGCGAACACCAGCACCGCCATCAACGAAATCGTACTGGTATGAGACAAGAATCCTGACGATCAAGCCAATTGTCCAGTCGCCAGGAAACGCACCGGCACCAGACGGGATTGTTACAGTGTAACCACTGAAAACTTGAGACGTCGCGACATAACCATTGGTTAATGGAGTCGAAACAGTCAGCTCAAGCCCTGATGACCCGTTAGAGCTAGATCCAACCTCTGTTACATCGTTCCACCACAGATGCGCTGGATCTGCTGACAAGTTTGCACCGGGTCCATACACGTTAATTACAACATCAGCGCCAAGAGAAATTGCGGGAGTGTCGCCAATCAGGATCTTGTTGCCTGGAACTTCGTGCTCGCCTTTGCCAATGCACAGAAGCATTTCGACATGCTGCTCACGAGGACCGGCAAAGTATCGGCGTGGAGGCAGCAAGTAGTCAGGGTAAACCTTACGAGTTCCTGCAATCTCTCGGATTGGAGAGTTAAGTTTTACCTTGTTGCCCTTGATCGATGCTTCGTTAATGCCTTCGCCGTTTTGAGCGGTAGAACTAACCTTGGGAATCTTAGGGGTAAGAGTCTTGATAGCGACAAGAAACAGTGCTCCGAAGAACAGTTCTGTACCTTTTGGCTCAATGACGATATCGACAACATCAGTCGCGGCGAACGAACAGATAGCCCACTGCTCATGCGGAATAACCTCGCCATTCAGAGAAACGCTGATCGGGTGAACATCCATATCTGAATAGCTAGGCACATTCTTCGCCAGCCACTCGCGCACAGTCATTCCGCCTACCGCGAATTCTTCGCTAGGCTCGTCATTCAGTTTCGATCCGAATACTCTAATTGTCACGGTAGTAGATCACTCTTAGATATTGGGATTCGAAATCACTAACGCGCATCAGTCGAGCCCCCTTCTTCGGGTTAATCTCTAGCGCGTGCAATCCATTTTCTAGTTCAATTATAACAGCGACATGGATGCATAAAGGCCCGCGAAATACGGCTGCGATTGCTCCGTGTTCTGGCGGGCACTCTTCCATGCTGGCGGATTCTTGCTGGTAAGCGCGGGTGAATTCTTTTGGCTGGGTATTGCGGATTGATCCGAATGATGGGAGTAGGCGTTTTCCGCAGTGGGTATGCCTAACTTCGCGACAGAGACCCCAGCAATCAAACTTGTTAGGGCCTCGTGCGCCATCTTCGTATGTAGCTGACAGGTAATGCGTAATCCAACTCATAAATAGGCTAGGCCAGGAGCGAACTCGGATGTATAAAGCGCCCGAGGCCACGCATAATTTAGGCAGTCGATGAACCCCGCCTCAATCTGCACAGTAGTCCCCGTAACATTCCCGCCAAGCACGGTCGCGTAAAACGGCTTCTCAGACGGTGTAGTAAGATCAGTATTCAGATACCGGCGAAACGTCAGCGTAATCCGAGCCTCTGCTTCCATTGCATTATCTATCAAACGCTGAGCCTGCCCCGTGACATTATCAATCGCGAAGTTAAGCGTCTGGTTACCTTGGTTGCTCTTCTTAGGCAGCGCAATAGAAATTGGAGCCGCCATGAATTCCTTGTACGTGACGCCATCTAGCCCGAGAGTCATGTCCTCGTAACCCTTGACGATGTACAGCGACGAATCCCACGCAGGACAGGCAAGCTCAATGGTGTCAATGATTACCTCCGAGCCTGCCGATGCATATACGCGCTCAATTAGAGTACTCAAGTTCCTTGTCTCCGCGTGCCTGTAAGCGAGTTAATCATTCTACCTGTTTTACCATCGCCCATTCCGTCGCCGACTACTACATCAATGACCCAAGCTTTATCCGCATCGCTGAACTTGCTAGTTGTCGTAGCTGCTTGGCCTGAGTAGTTGTTGACATTAACGATTGGAGCCGCTGCTTGCGATCCGCCTGATGCTGCATCCTTGTTACTAACTACGTCACCGCGACTGTTAGGCATCATGTATTGACGGCCGTTTGCCGCGTTGAAAATCTCGGGCGCGCCGGTTTCGTTTACTCGGTACATGCCATTTGCCTGCACTGGTCCGCCAAGAGCGCGACCGCCAGCAATGGCTAGTCCAGACGCCAGCATGTTAGTAGAAGTGATAGCAGCAGCAGCAGGAACTGCGTTAGCGCCGAACGATGCAAGGGATGCCATGGCAGCAGCGGGGGCCCATGCAGAAGCTACGATTGCAGCTTCACCCACAGAAGCCGCCGCAGAGGCAGCTGCGGTTGCCTGGCCCACGGTAGCCATAACGATCTGCTGCTTAACCCACTCAATGCCAGCCTGAACGAACGAACCGATAACGGCATTCAGTACGGTGTTGGCGATATTACCAAGCGCATCTTGAAGGCTCATGGTTCCAGACAGGAGCCCGCCAAGAGCTTGTGTGCCAGCCGTTCCTAGCGCAGTAAGACCATCCATCAGTGCCTGATTACCAGCAGACTGAGCCGCGAAACGCTGTGTTTCGATCTCCATCATGCGAGCGTTGTATTCGGTTTCTGCTTGCTCCTTGAGTGCGAGATAGTCAGTGTCGCTCAGCAACTTCATGTCGTTGACGGTTTGTAGGTCTTTCAGTTGCTGCGTATACCCCTGAGTAGCCGCCGCAGCAGGATCTACACGAGCAAGCGTATCCTTTGCCGTCTTGGCGTCATAGAAGGCGCCAGCAATGTCTCTGATAGATTGGATTTGCTCAGGAGTGGCGTATTTGTTTAGGCTTAGCTGAGCCTGGTCCTGTGCAAGCTCGCGTGCAGATTGGCCTACACTAGCAAGCTCAACGCCTAGCTTTGTGAACGCTTTCTGGTTTGCCTCAATGCCGGTCTTCTCTTCGTTGGCTGCTTTTTTTGCCTCTGCTTCTGCTTTCTTTGCAGCAGCAGCGGTTTCAGAGATGCCTTTCTTTTTTGATGCCGTAAGTGTCTTAGTTGCAGTATCTAGCTTGTAGATTTCCGCACCAAGCTCTGCAGCCTGTGCTTTCTCTGCCTCCGTAGCAGCGCTTCCAAGTTTTTGAATAGCTAGAAGCTTAGCCTTGGCTTCTCCAGACAGTTTTGCTGCATCAGCTTCTTCCTTGAGCTTATCAATTGCCTTTTGCGAGTCTGTCTTTGGTCCGTTCTGTGGGGCAGTGATCTTTAGTTTGTCACCTTCAGCTTTCTGTTCGGCAACCTTCCTGTTCTGGATTGCTTGAATCTCGTCGTTGATTCCGTCGATTCTTGTTTTGGTTGCTGCCGCCGTAGCTGTGAGACCAAACTTTATTTGAGTTGCATACTGCTGCTCAGCCGTTGCGCGCTCTGTTACAAGCTTGTTTAACTGCTGCTGGTCATCAAGCTGACCAGAAGATAGGCGAATACCTAGAGCTACGGCATCCAGAGCTTTAGCTAGTGCGCGAGAAGCCCCAGCAGCCTGGTCGATCTTGGATATCGCCACGCCCATAGAGTTGACGATTGCATTGCTTGCATCACCAACAGAGCGAGGAACGTTCTTGAATTCAGCGTTAACCTTTCCAGTCTGCTCTTGAATGGCAGTCAATACGCGGTCAATCGTCAGCTTGCCGTCAAGCATCTGCTGACGAAGTTCATTGAACGGAATACCAAGGCCGTCAGCGATTTTTCGACCAAGCTCTGGCATCTGCTCAATGATTGAGTTGAATTCTTCAGCGCGGAGAGTGCCGCCCGCTACTGACTGGCTGAACTGGCGAAGTGCAGCGCTGATCTCTTCTGCGCTTGAACCGCCAATCTTGCCAATCTTTTGCAGTGTGTCGGTCAGGCTAAGCACTTGATCACGAGTGACGCCAAGGCTAGTCAGGGATGCCGTCAGGCTTTCCCATAGCTTAATGGTTGTCGTTAAGTCAGAGCCACCAGCGGAAGAGATCTGGATCAGAGCTGCGTAGTTTGTCTTGGCGTCGGAAGAAGTAGCAGACAGGCGCTTAACTCGCGACTCAAGCAGCGTGAACTGCTCACTTAGCTTTTGCAAGTTAGCAAGCGCCTGCATGGATACGATACCCGCGATTGCGCCAGCCAGCGGAGTAATCGCCGTACCAAATTTAGACGACTCACTGCCGGCAGTAGACATGCTCTTGCCGAGAGTGTTCATGCTCTTGGATGAGTTAGCGGCAGCTTTGTCGGTCTTATTGAACCCAGTTTGTAGGCCATCTAGGCTCTTGTTGACATTCTGCGAGCCGGTTAAAACTTGCGCCGTCTCGATTTCAACTTGGTATTGGATGGATCCGGCACTGATAGTCATTTCTTCACCTGATACTGACGCAATCTGTTAATTTCTGCTAGGCGCGACATTGCTTCATCGTGTTCTTCTGGAGGCGGCAGGGTGTCGGGCTTACCGAATTTTGATTGCATGGCGCCAGAGAACTCTGTCATGGTCATCTGCCAAGCCTCAGCGCTTGACAGGCCTAGATGCGCGACAGCTTGAGCAACGAACTCACGAGGCTTGAACTCTGGAACGTATTCCTGCTTCGGCTTCTCGATTAGCCTGCCTTCCGGCTTAAGGCCGATGATCCCGTGACGCATGAGAGAGCGAGCAATATGCACCATGTCTTGCGCTGGCATGGCGCCAGGAACAAAAGAGCCCCACTTGCTACCCATATGGCCAAGCAGTGGCGTCACATCAGCTTCACAGCAAGCCACGAGAACGTCATAGGCCGTAGCCATAACCTCACGCTCCCACGCCCTGTACGCAGGAACAGGCCAAAATGGATTGAATTTTGGAGCAGAGAACAGAAGACTGAACTTTTCCACGATCTCAGATGGAGATCCTAGAGAATCCATTGCGGCGAGGGAAGGCCTGAAGAGCCAGTCGTGATCACCGAAACTGACACCCAGTTCGCCAACCGATGTGATCGCTCTCATTTTTTTCTTCCAAAATATTGAAGTACATAATATCATGGCAAGAATTCATTTATTTTCAGGGGTTGGCTAATTGAGATCTACAAAAAAAGAAGAATTTTTAGAAAAGGCACGATCCGTTCATGGTGGAAGGTATGGCTATTCGAACGTGACCAAGTCGAGTTATAGGGATATCGTTTCTATCTATTGCGATGTCCATGGTGAGTTTTCTCAGCGCGTAGCTTGCCATTTGAGAGGTCGTGGATGCCCGTCTTGTGGACTGAAATCAAGATCAGATAAGAGACGCCTGGACACAAAATCATTTTGTGATAGGGCCATGGTTATTCATGATGGATTTTATTTTTACGATTCCGTAGTTTACGAAAATATGTTCACGCCGGTTAAAATTATATGTCGTGAGCACGGATCATTTATGCAGTCGCCGTCTTCTCATTTTAACGGAAGCGGGTGCCCTACGTGCGGCACAAAAAAGGCAAGAGATCATCATCAGCACACGCTGGATGATTTCATCAGCAGGGCAAAAAATGTCCACGGGGAAAAGTACGAATATGGCAAGGCAATTTATATTGAAAGCAAGGAAAAATTATGCATAACGTGCCCGTCGCATGGTGATTTTTTTCAGATTGCCGCTTATCACCTGTCAGGAAATGGATGCCCATCTTGCAGTCGAACTGGATTCAATCCTGGAAAAAATGGATATCTTTACCTGTTAAAGTCTTCAGACGGCTCACTGTTAAAAATAGGAGTAAGCCATAATCTCAGACAGAGATTTAGTAGGCTGACTGCAAAAACTCCATTTTCATTCACGATTGAATTTACATCGTTCATGAGTGGGCAAGACGCAGCAAGGCTAGAAAAAGAGATTCTTGGTAGATTCATGAGCGCTGGATTTACTGGGTTCGACGGAGCTACTGAGTGGCTTCGGTATGACGACGAGATCATGAAATATTTCAAAGATCATGAGCTCAGCGTGTTGACGCACTGAATAAAATAGATACACTACGCTAACTCAAACGAATTTAAGGATGTGAAATGCTTACTCTGATGCTGGTGGTTGGCTTGTGTTCTGACGTTGGCTGCGATTACATTGACTTGACTAGCAGGGAGTCGGTAGTCAGTGATGCTGACTGCTTCCAGAAGGCTGAGGCGTATAACGAGTACAACCGGTCTATTTCGGCAGATCCTCGCTTTGCCTGCATTGAACCAAGTAAGTACATATTGCTGGCTAAGAAGGAAATCTGAAGCAATAAAAAAGGCCCCGATTTAAGGGGCCTTTGTGCATCTACAGAATTTACGCCACTGTCACAACAGTAGTGTCGGACTTGGTAGGATCAGAAACAGAAGTAGCCGTGATTGTCGCAGTGCCAGCAGTCAAGCCGGAGACGCGACCAGAGCTGTTAACAGTTGCAACCAGTGGCGCGCTAGTGGTCCAAACTACGGCCTGATTGGCAGCGGCAGGCAAGATAGCCGAATCGATGTTGGTGACGTTTCCGATAGCCACACTGGCAGTAGCAGGTGTAGTTGTAACGGATACGACGGCAATCGGAGTATCTTCAACGATTACGCTAGCCAGACCACCTGGGCGCGAGGTTGCGCTTGCAGTGATCGAGTAGGTAGCGATATCGTCGTAAGGGAACTCCTGGCTGAATTCGGTAAGAATGCAGAAGCCGATAACGGTGTTGATTGGGCCGGTAAGGCGCAACCAGATGTACGGTTGTGGGTCGGTAACAAAGTGATCAAACAGCAATTGCTGGTTCGAGGTTGTGCCATCGTCACGCTTGGTAACGCCATCGATAGACACTTCGAAGGTTTTATAGGTGATCAGTGTGTCACGGAAGCCGCCTACGGAATCGTCTGCGGTAGCATCAACAGTGTCGGCGCTCATAGTCAGCGATTTGTTGCGAGCGGCACCCAGCGGAAGCCATGTCAGCGTCATCGGATCAACATCACCGCAAGCTAGAGCAAATTCTGCGAGAACGCTCTTACCTACGAATTTAGAACTTGCACAGTTAAGGGCCATTCTCGGCGCCTCCTATAAGGTTGTTGAGTATCGCCCACAACTGAGCGTATATTTCAAGCAATAGTTTAACACGTCAACTCAAAGTTAATCTCAGACCAGGGCCTGTTGGTTTCCGTGTAATAAGGCCCTTGAATGCTTCCGATTGCTCGAATCTGCATCATGCAGCTAGTTTCGAAGTTGGCGATTGCAGCATCAAATAGAGATTCAGCAAACAACTCAGCACCTTCTGTATCTCCAAGCGCACGACCATTAGCCCGACCTGTAACGATAACGCGAATATGCGGATACTGGATTTCTCCATTTGGAGAGCGTCCAGAGTCAGACCATACGGCGACGAATTTCTTTGTAGCGCTTCCTGTGCCGGCCTCTTCCCACATACCACGACTAATCGTATAGCCAGCCGTCGAAACGTAAGCCTCTAGCCAGTCTCGGAATAGGTTGATTGGTGTATGACTCATTAGACTTTCATCCCGCGTTGAATGATTGCATCGATTGCCGCTCGAGCATCAGAATCTTCGAATGCCTTGCGCAGAAACTCAGGCTCACCGTCTTTATCCCAAAAATTACCACGAGACGGATCTGATTTTGATCGCGGGGTATTTGTTCCGAGAAGGGTGCCTTTTGCATCATGTACGGCAGCGGCATATGCAGCGGTGTATCCAATAGCCCCGACAACCCTAGTGCCGTAAGCAGTGATCTTTCTGTATTGACTGTTTATAAGGTTGCTGGTGTCGATTGGTGTCATTGTTGCTGCAAAGGCTGACGCCTCAATAAGCACTTCCGTCAGCGTCTTCTCTGCTTTAGGCCCGGATATGTCGCCGAATATCTTGCGTAATTGCTGGCGTACTTCCTTAAGCCCCTTGACCGGCATCAGACAGTCTCCAGATCGTACTCATCCTCATAACCCATAGCCGACATGCCATGACGAGCGATCTTGCGAATCTCTGCGGCTGATACTGCATCCCACGTTTGCGCGGTTGTGTCGCCGTATGCGATGCGGTCTAGGTAAGCTGGCCGAGTGTCGCCCGTGTAATAGATGTCCCGTGTTACGAATTCAGCGCCTTCAGTGTCGCGTGATTGGCGCGATACGCCTTCGTGACCACAAAGGATGGTGTATGGTGTTCCGTATGTTACGCCGCCGCCCCAATCGCCTTCTGCGAGCCTTGGGTACACGGTTGCAGTGTCGATCATGTACCACGCGGACATGAAGGCCATTAGCAGCACTTCCCGCCAGTCGATACCCATAGGCCGGCTGATGCGCCAGGTTCAGGAGGAATTACAGAGGCGGTACAACCAGAAGTGTCCAGCGCATTAAGAAGAGACCGCAGAGAGCGATACCTGTCAACAAAAGAGCCCCAGCGAAAAGACTGAGAAGCACCAGACGGAGCACTTTGCGAGCTAATCTGGCGATCCACATTGACATAGCCTGTAAGTCCAAGCAGGTACAGATAGATAAGAGCCTGAGTTGAGGCAGGATATCCAGCGCCATCAAGGCATGGCTGAATGACCTCTACCGAATCAATCCAGAGTTGCAGCAAAAAATCTGGCGGGACAGGGATGCCGTACGCCAAAAAATATGCCTTGATGTCATCGATGCTTGGCATTTTCGCCACCTGGAAAATAGTTTCCCATATTTTAGCACGGGCTATTGACGTAGAATCTGCGAGGGAATAGCCTACGAATCACGCAATCAACCACAGGAAAAACGACATGACCTTCACCGTACAGAAAGCCCGCAACACCTTCACCGTAACCAGCGGCGAAATGATCATCGGCAGTTTCAAGACTGAACAAGAAGCCAAAGCCGAAGCGGATCGAATGACAGCAGAATACGAGCGTGTACTGAGTTTCTTGTAGTCTCAACCAAAGGAATGCCATGAGCTGCTTAACGGAAATAAAAACAACACCATTCGTTTACCGCACAGTCATTATCGACGGACAGACAATCCGCACGGCTGTTCGTCCAGGCAAATCAACTCTTACGCCCCTGCTGTTTTTTAACGGTATCGGCGCATCACTGGAACTTGTATTTCCACTTGTTGCCGCACTAGATCCGGATCTAGAGGTGATCGCCTTTGATGTGCCTGGCGTTGGTGGATCGGCAACACCTCTGTTGCCTTACACCTTCAGCAGTCTTGCGCGACTCGTTACGAGAATGCTTGATGTGCTGGATTACGACGAGGTGACAGTTGCAGGCGTTTCATGGGGCGGATTCCTTGCTCAGCAGTTCGCCTACGATCATCCTAAGCGCTGCACAAAGCTGATTCTGGCTGCTACCTCTTCTGGCGTTACGATGGTTCCGCCGTCAATGAAGGTTCTGATGATGATGGCTAGCCCTGAGCGCTACACGAACCCTGAGCATATGGCTGCAATCGCGCCAGAGATTTACGGCGGCTCGTTTCGGAATAATCCAGAGCTGTGCGCAAGTTACGCCAACAAAATGAAGGCGCCAACCTCGCAACTCGGGTACAAGCTACAAGGCATGGCAGTCTGGTGGTGGTCATCGGCATTCTGGCTGCATAAGATCAAGCAGCCGACTCTCGTTCTAGCTGGCAATGACGATCCGATCATTCCGCTGGTCAATATGGAATTCATCGCGCGACGCATTCCTAACGCTGAAATGCACGTCATTGACGACGGGCATTTGTTTCTGGTGACTAAGGCTAAGGAGATTGCGCCGAAAATAATGAAATTTCTTGCTTGACGGGATTGGATTGCGAGTCTAGTCTCTGAGTTAAGCAAGACAAGCGCCCTGAACATCAGGCCCACAAACAAACCGAGGACACGACCATGCTATGGCTCCTGCTGCTTATACTGATCTGATTCAAAGGCCCTTGACTGGGCCTTTTTACTGCCAATAACTGAGGGTAAAGAAATGTTCAAATGGCTAGCATCACTATTCAAGCGGAAACAACCAGAACATAAACCATCGATAAGTGAGCGGATGGCTGCTCGCGATATGTACGATGGCGCTTTTGCAGCTCCTTTGCGCACAAGCAAGGCACGCTCATCTTCGCCATCTCGTCACGCCACCTCTTCCCGTAGTCAGCCAGGTGACGTGTTGTCTAACCCGCTAAATCCAATGAATCCGATTGGCTTCAATAGTCCTGTCTACTACGATTCGACGCCGTCTTACTCGTCGAGTTCTTCATGTGACAGCAGTTCATATAACAGCGGTAGCAGCTATAGCTCTAGCGACAGCAGCAGCTCTTCATGTAGCAGTAGTGGTGGCGATTAAATTTCGCGCACAAAACAAAGCCCTCCAAGTGAGGGCTTTTTTATTACTTCCGTTTTACCTTTGGCTTAGGACTCGCAACCTCCAGCACCTTTACAGCCTCATCAGGCAGCGATACACACTTACCCTTAAGCCATTGCGGGCACGAGTCAGCCTCTACGATGTCGCCGGCCTCAAGGCCGTTCGTTGGGTATGTGACGCGAAATCGAGCCATTACTCTTTATCCTTTGGCGGGCGACCACGGCGAGGGGCTTCGATCTCTGCTGACTCTACCTCGACTGCCTTGTTAACCAGAGTGACAGGCAGCGACTCATGCTTAACCCGTGCGCCAATCTCAAGCTCTACGCCGTCAACGAAGACGCCGCGCTCGGTAATCTCGAATTCTTTCATGGGCGCACCGACTTATTAACATATTTTTCCGCTGTGCCTGGACGGAAAAGAACCAGATCAACGTTGCAGGTGGCAACTTCGTTGAAAGCCAAATCAGGATTCAGCGAGCGAATTCCGCGAACCTTTCGACCGTCCTGATCAGCAAGGTAAATAGTGCCGTCCTCTTCCTGCTTCAATGAAAGGTATACGCATTCTGGATCAATTTTGTATTCGAAATTCAAAGCCATTTTTGTATCCTCAATAAAAAGGGGCCAATCAAGGCCCCTATTCTAACTCAGGCGGTTATGCGCCTTTAACGAACTGCGCATAGCCAGCGTTGCCAGCCATGTCGCGCTTGAACTGCGGCGCTACGGCGGTCATGATCTGGAAGCTGTACTCGTCGGTGAAGTTTTTACGTTCAATCGGCATGGTGGTAACAGGCATCGCAGTCAGGATTTCCAGCACTCGGCGCTCTTTCACAACGGCGAGGATTTCGTTCACTGGAACGGCAGTGGATGGAACGATGGAGACAACACCAGGGATTGCCATCAGGCGAGCCAGGATGGTGTTCTGCGGCGCTGCGGTCACGTAGTCGTTAACCGATGCAGCGAACCAGTCACCGTAGTTCAGGTAGATGGTAGCGCCACCGTAGAAGTTCTTGGCTTGCAGGCCGAGAAGAACACGCTTGATCGCTTCAACCCACTGAGCGCCAGTAGCGGTTACCAGATCGACGTTACCGAAGTTACCGGTAGCACGGCCTGGAGCAGTACGCAGACCGTAGATCTGGTTGCCGGCTACGTTGAACTTGGTGTCGCCGTTGATCACGAGGTCTTCCAGCTTCTCAACGATACGGCGGTTGCCGTTGTCGCGCGTAGCGGCGTCCAGGTACTGCCAGCCACCATCTTGACGAGCAGCTTCAACATCGCGCCAGCCGAAGGTAAAGGTGGTGTCATAGATCGGCAGCGGGGTGCCTTCGTAATCAATGACTGGAGCGTCTGCTTTCGCACGGCTGCGGCCATCAATCGAGCTGTTCACTTCGCCTTGGTCACCGACCTTGGAGAAGTATTGCAGAACCTTGCCGATTGGCACGTTCTTTTGCAGGCTGGCCAAGTCAGTGAACACGCCAAGCTGCGCACGCTGCAAGGTGATCAGGTCGTTGTCGTAGGTAGCCCAAGCATCACGAGGGATGGTGTAGGCGTTACCAATCATCTCGCCTTCGCTATCTCGTGCGAGGCGCTCTTGACGGGCGTTGTGAGCGCGACGCTTGCCAATAACGGCAGCCTCTTGCTCTTTGTTAAAAGTCAGAATAGGCATTATGCAGGCACCACGTAGGAGTTAGCGAGGATACGAACGTCACCAAGACCGTTTGCACTGATTGCGCGAGATGCGGCCTCGTCGAATACGGCAACAGCTACTTCACCGGTTGCGGCTGCCTTGAACTGGCCGGCTACGATGCTGAGAACTGCGCCAGGGGCGTAGGTAGCAGCGGCAAAGCGAACGTTGAATTCGTACTGCGGAACAGGCTTGAATGCTTCGCCAGTCTCGCCGGACGGAACAGCGGTATCCACGGTTTCGCCGATGTATGCACGGTTGTGCATGATGAAGTAGTCAACCTTCGAGGTCGCGGCTAACTGGAACACGCCAGCAGTCACGGTAACAGCCAGGCCAGGCAGAATACTTGCGCCAGTCTTTGCGGTGCGCGAATCAGGCTGTGCAAGATGCACAGGACCACGCCAGATAACGTTAGCCATTATTTGGCCTCCTGATCAGCTTGGTTCAAGCTATAGCCTTCGAACTCGTCTTTGCCGTTGGTAACTGGAGCGCCCGAAACGATGCCTGCTGCGGTTTGCACGCTAGCGAACATTGCGTCCAGAGCTTCACCGTTCAAGGCGTTTGCAACAACTTCGCCGTGAACTTTGGCTACTGCGGCGCGCTTGTCTTTCAGGCCTGCTTCGGCGTTAGCCTTCAACGATTCCTGCAATGCATTGATGGTCACAGATTGAGCTTCCAGCTGAGCGTTGAACGCACCGCTAAGTTTCTCAGCCTGAGCATCAAGCATCGCTTGAAGTTCAACTTTGTCCATCTCTGAATCCTCGATAACATTAGCCACGACTGGCTGTTTGGTTTTAGTACTGAAATATTCTACCATGGCTTTAAGGTGCGCCATGAGCGAGTTGGTTTTCACCTTGTAGCTAGTCTCAACTACTACAGGTTTCGATTCTCCAGTAAGGATTGGATTGTCACCCTCATAGTGATAGTCGATGGTGTAAGTGCCTTCTGGCGTTACGTAGATCAGCGCACGATCATCGAAGTCCTGCACGTATGCGTAACTGTCCGAAGTAGCAAACCGCTCTTTGACTGCCTCGCTCAGAATGGCAAGCTTCTCGCCGTATGAGTCGTCTAGGGCGTCTTCGTTGACGGCTGGAATCGCCGAGTTGATAACGAAGGTCTTGTTGACCATCATGCCAACGCCGTCTTCTGGAGTTGCAGCGCCAGTCTCACCAATGAGGATAGCGTCATGGTCGAATTGCATATTGCGCGCAATCCAGCCGTAGCCATCAGCGTTAGGAGTCATCTCACGATCAAGGAAAATTCCTGTCGAAGTATGGATTGGCTCTTGCTTGTCGATAGCCTCAAGCAATGCGCGCCCACTCTCTGAGTTCTTGGCGAACTCAACGTCAATCCACTTTTCAATGGCTACCCGATTGCCGACTCGCTGAACATTGCGATTCCAGGCGCCTACGTGATAAGCGTTGATCGCTTCAGGCTGTCGAGCGCTAACGTAATCACCATCGACCATTGGATGCGACAGAGGCGCTAGAGTGCCTTCAAGCCCAGCATACGCCTTGTCGATCTCCTCCTTAGGATAGAGGCCGTTATTCATCACTACGCCATCAGGGAGCGTGAACGACGGCACGACGATATGCTCGCGACCGTTATGCTGCTCGCGACGGATTGAGGCAGCGTTAACCGCTACTCGGACGTTGACGCGGGTGTTTAACATGTGATCACCGCCCCGCCAAAGGAGTCTTTAGGTAATAGCGCAGGACTTGCGATGTTCGGGCCGATGTAGCGATCAGGAGTTTTCTTCACGAAGCAGAGCTTCAGATGATCCTGAATAATTTGCCACTCTGATTCTGTAGGCATGCGACCGCCCGTGATCTCGTTGTAACCTTGCAGCCAATACGCAAACTGTTCTGTATTCACAGGGCTAGCCCTCCAATAGATAGCCGATAGTTTAACATGCCAAATTCCGGACAAAAGAAAGCCCTCGGGTTAGGAGGGCTTTGGTGGATGGTTAGTGGTTATGGGCGACTGTGGAATTCGAACTGATTAGCAAGCCATCCGTTAGCGGCGCCTTTGTCGTCAAACAAAACACTGACTCGTCCGCAACCAAGAGTCTCGCCAACCGAAGTTACTGTGTATTGGCGGCCTTTTGTGAACTGATGATTATAGTCAACCTTGCAAGTCACAAGATCACCTTCCTTCCACTTGCGATAGTCTTCAATGCCAATCACGCGGCAATCATAATGCTGCATAGCCTTCTTGCTATCAGCCTGCATCATCAAACCTTCCGCATCCAGCAAATCAACATTCCGCTGAATCTCGCGCTCGCAGTCTTCGATGATGGCTTGGCAGTGGATGATGGTATCCCGCCACTTGATCGGGCCGTCGATTTGGTCTGTCTTGGCCTCGATGAATTGCACGTCAACCTCTCCTTCTGAGCATTCGTCTGCGTAGATGTCCGTGTTTCCGGGGTAGACAGTCTCTTGATAGCCGCTTTCGTCTACTTCCTCCGCTTGTGGCTGGCTGATAATCCTATACTGCATCACATCGTCTTCTTGCTTTTGGTGATCCCACAGCAATGCGGCGCCGAAACATTCTCCAGTCTCGCCTCCACGGAACTTGTACTCTACGCGATCCATGTCAGCTACCGGCTGCTTACCACCCCGATGCCGCTTCCACTCGCCACCCTTCTGACGGTCGCGCTCGGCTTGCCATTGAGCGCGGGTTACGGTTACGCCTTCGGTTTCGTCTGCACGCTCGGATAGAAATATGCTTCCTGCTCGACCGCCGAAAAACACCTCGGTATCGCTGTCTGATTGACAGCAGTAATCAGACACTCCGCCTTCAGGCCACGCGCTAATCTCTTTCGCCAACAATTCAACCAATTTCATTCGTCCAGCCCTCCATTTAAAGTACGCAAACCTTAGCCGTAACGCGGCATCAAGTCAATGCTAAAATAGGGGTAATTTACGAGGCCCTATTTTATGACTGTGAAACGCACGCCTGCACTAGATTTGGCGCTGAACTCGGCATTGAGCGAGCGTCAGGCTGTGATGAGCCGCCAGTCTCTGCTGATGGGCGGGATTGACAATAAGCGTCCTGATGCATGGTGCAGCTACGGCTACAAGGATGCTCTCTGCTTCAATGACTACTATCGCCTTTTTGAGCGCGGCGGCATTGCTCACGGCGCGGTAATGACGCTGAATGAGAACTGCTGGTCGACTGATCCAGAGGTTATCGAAGGCGACGAGGAAGATCGCGCCGAGGCTCCGACCGCATGGGAAAAGCAATTCAAGAAGCTGGCCAAGCGCCTGAAGCTGTGGGAGAAGTTCCGTGATGCCGATATGCGCCGTTTGGTTGGGCGATACTCGTGCATCCTCCTGCAATTCAAGGATTCTAAAGACTGGGATCAGCCAGTAGGCACGGCATCAGAGAAGCAACTGATTAATCTAATCCCTGCATGGGAAGCGCAAATATGGGTGTCAGCTTGGTACGACGACCCTAAAGATGTGAACTTCGGCAAGCCAAAGACGTTCATCTACACCGAAAACGCGCTAAACACGAACAAAGATGGCGAGCCGGGACGGATCATCACTGTTCACCCTGATCGCGTCGTAGTCATTGGCGATATCCGCAACGGTATCCCCTTCCTGCAAGCCGGCTTCAACGACTGCGTGAATATGGAGAAGGTGCTGGGCGGTTCGGGCGAATCGTTCTTGAAGAACGCTAGCAGGCAATTGGCGATCAATTTCGATAAGGAAGTTGACCTAGACGCTATCGCTCGTGCGCACGGCGTGGCTACAGGCGAGCTGCAAGAGATCTTCGACGAAGTAACGCGCGGCATGAACCGTGGGCAGGATCAGACGGTAATCACCAAGGGCGCCACTGTAACGCCTCTGGTGGCTAACGTCCCCGATCCAATCCCGGCGTTTGATGTATCCCTGCAATCCTTCTGCGCATCTATCCGCATCCCGTCCAAGATCATCGTCGGCAATCAGACTGGCGAGCGTGCATCTACTGAAGACCAGAAGACGTTTAACAAGCGCTGCCAGGGTCGCCGGGTTAGCGTGTTGTCGTCTGACATCGAAGCGCTGGTAGATCATCTGATGCGCCTTGGCGTTCTGCTTACTGTTGAATCGTCTGTTTGCTGGGATGATTTGACCGAATCCAGCAAAGACGAAAAGATCAGCATTGTCGTCAAGATGGCAGACGTTAACGCTAAGATGCTCTCTAGTGGCCAGCCAATCTTTACTGCTGAAGAGATGCGCGAGGTGGCGGGGCTGGAGAATGATGTAGAGCTTCCGCCTCTTCCAGATGTGACTCCACCTCCAGATCCTACCGCAGTCGTACAATAAGTAAAACGGGCCTTAATTGGCCCGTTCTTCTATATATTCCGAAACCGAAATATTCTTCATTATCCATTCCGTGCATCCGTCGAACCCTTCCATGTTTGCGCTTTCGAATCTCTTGTGAGCCTCAATCTCTATCTCGTGAGCCTTGGACCCATGCATTTGCAGCAACTTGCCGACAGTGAATTTAAATGGAGTTGCGCGTCTTAGCTGAGAGAATCTTTGCTTTGGATGATTTGTGATGCCTATCTTGTAAAACCATCCACACTCAGATTCTAGGAGATATAAGAATCCATCAATCGTCCTATTGAATCCGTTCCTAACGCATGCCTGACACCGCTCCTTGGAATTAAGGAATTTGTCTAGATTCTTTATGTACTCACCATGAGTCTCGCATATAAGAGCGATTCGACTGCTAGATTTTCTCGTGTCATCAATCCATCGTGAAAACTTTATTCCCTCTGAGCCGCAGGCATCCTTAACCTTTTGCTCTACCTGCTCTCTTGTTGGGTGTATCAGCTTTTCAAGATTGACTCTTGCACACCTGGGGCATCCGCGATTCATCAAGAAGTGATTAATGTCTGTTGTGATCCATATTCCATGATCAGCGCACTCTAGTACACACTTTGTTTTGCTGCCAAGCCAATCGCCATCAAAGCCATGAAATACATAGCCTCTTTCTGGCGAAATAGCTTTCATTCTGTCAAATTGCTGATTATAAGATAGACGCATGCCGCTCTCATCAAGAGGTCATCGAAAGGATATGCGACAGTCACTGATGAGGTGATTTTCGGGTGGCCGCCCTAGTCGCATTGCCATTGTACAATACAGCTACTGAAAAAGGTGCTTATAAATGCCAGGTCAACCGATTCTGCCTAGAACGCTCGACGATCCCACCATGCAAGACAGTCGCGAGAGGAAATTCATCCGCGACTTTGACCGCCGTGTTGCTGCTGTTGGTAAGGAGGTTCTGCGGATTCTGCGCGAACAGAACTACACAGTCGTCACTGTAAACGCCATGCAGAACAATTCCACCAGCTACCAGTTCGAGCTTGACCAGGCTATCTTGCTTGGCATCAATAGCGAGATTGAGCGCATTGCAGAACTGATCTTGCTGGAAGGTGGAGAGCAGGAGCTGTGGAGCATGCGTGCGTATGTCGAGCCGGCATACATTCAAGGCACGGCTGTTCAAGCGGCTAACCTGACTGTGCAGAGCGAGTTGTATGCACTGAGCAAGCCTTCGCTCGATGCAATCCTATTCAGCCCTCCATACCGTAAGCGCATTGGTCTTCTGCGTGCGCGTGAGTTCGAGCTTATGAAGGGATTCACTGCACAGGCTAAGACAGACCTAGCAGGCGCTCTTACTCGGGGAATGGTAGCCGGCCTTAACCCTAGGGACATTGCCAAAGACATTGCCGCTAGCACTGGAGTAAACCAGCGTCGAGGTGAGAGAATCGCACGCACCGAGGTTGGCAATGCCTTCCGTCAAGCAAGGATGGATGAGGCTGAGACTGCTAGTATTGATCTAGGCATCAAGACGCTTGAACTCCACTTGAGCGCATTGTCGCCAACCACCAGACCTAATCACCGCGCTCGTCACGGAACCTTGCACTCTGTAGCAGATCAGCGCGCATGGTGGGCTGAGTCAGGCCAAAGTATCAACTGCAAGTGCTCGACCGTATCTGTACTTGTTGACGACAAAGGAAACCCACTCTCCCCCGGAATCATCGAGCGAGCCAAGCGCAAACTTGACAAATGAAAAAACACCAAATCTTAAATGTCCACGGTTTATGGATCGTGGACAGATGGGAAATGGTGTTTTAGATAAAGTCAAGGCCCTTGTTTAGAGGGCTTTTTGTTTTACTGCCAGATCTGGATGATTAGTCCGATAAATATTCCAAGAAATGAAAAGCATCCAACTGTTGCCATGATCGTGTATAGAGCCGACTCCTTCTTATTGTGCGGCGACAAAAAGAAGCATAGCATCAGAACCATGAATGAAGTTGCCGCAATCTGCCAACCCATCAAACCACCTCCCGCTTAAACCCAGCATCAACCAGTTTCGCCGCAGTTACTCGGCAATCAATCCCGACGACATCCATGATTTCGCGGATTGCGGTTTCGCGTTGTTCAGCGGCTAGTTGTTCTGCGGTGTTTGATGGACGAAGACATCCCTCGGTAATAGTCCCGGTGAAGTTTTCATCGACAACACAGATGACGCAGACAGGTCCAGTAGCGCCGCAAAAGATCGCATGTCCGCCAACTTCTACCTTTGTTCCAGCTTCAAACCAGTCAGAAGTTTCAGAACCCGCAAGCAGAACGCTTTCGGAAAGCTCGCACACAGTGCCGACTGGCGGCAACCCATCTTGCGGGCCTGACCATGTAGCTGGCTTTGGTCGCGCAGTAAGTTCACCGGGCTCACTGTATTCCTCAAGAAGGTATCCGATACTGCGCCACTTACCCTCTGAATAGGTATGAGCAATACCGACGGAGCCAATAACGTCAAACTTGAAAAACTTACCGGTTCGATTAAAATGCGTAGCCCCTTCCGGCGCCAAACTCCAATCAACCTTACTCATAACTTAACCCCGTCCGCGTCGAATTGTGGGTGGTGTTTCTTCAGCTCAGCGATGAATTCTGCTGCTGGCTTATCAAAGTATTCAGCGTCGAATGACTCGCTTTCGAAGTAAGCCTGCATCTTCGGATAGTAAATCCACTGCCAATCGTCGGCATCGCTGATCTCTGCCGGCGAAATTCGAATCTGAACGCCGAAAGAATTCACCTCAGCGTGCACAGATACCCTTCCTTCCGCATTCACGTCACACGCAAGATTCATGATCTCGCTAACCACTTCTCGTTCTTTAACCGTCGCCATCTTTACCGCCTCCGTTTCAGTTGTGAGCTGATTATTGAATTTATTCGGCTCGCCGTCAACTGTTTTCCGGAGAACAGTTATTTCGCACGGTAACAGGCTGGGTGATACCGTGCGGGGATGGTGTTAGCCTCTCCTTAAACGTGCTGGGAGAAAAACTCCACCCGATGGCGCCTGCTCAATCAGCATCTCGGCCACGGCATCGAACATAGGATCGAGTTGGTCGTCATGCTTATGCGAGTCGTCAGCGCTGAAGTCCGCTACTTCCGCCAGGAACGGCAGAACCCAGTCAGTCTTGGCGATCAGCTTGCCGTTGCTGTCTTGCGTGCGAAGGATCGGATAGCCATCTTCGTTCAGGATTGCAGGCACGAACACACGCCCATTCTTGACATAGCTCTGGATATCCAGGCAGCGCGACACTTTATTGTTGTCAGGACCGCGAGGAATGGCCTTGATCGGGATATGCTTCTTATTGGTCAGCGTCTGAATCAATCCTGTGCCGCTGGCCTTGTCCTCAATCGCCATATGCCTGATGTGCCCGCCATCCCACGACGACCATTCAGCCCAAGCGTTCTGCGCAGTCGTGATCAGTTCGTCAGCGTCCCACTTGCCGCGCCTAACATCGATCAGATAGGCGTTGTTATCGACGCCAAGACCCCATAGCTCGAACACCGAGTAGTCGTTCTGCTCGCCTTTCTTCTGCGCTGTATCCGCGTATACGGCTCGCCACTGCATTTGCGGCAACTGCTCGTATCGTTGCAGCCATGCAGAGTCAAGAAGTCCACCAGTAAGCGCTTGAGGACGCTGCATGTACTGAGACATGAACGTGTACTCATCCCGCTCCCAAAGCGACATAAGGTCGTTAACGTGCTCCATTTCCGGCCAATATGACCAGTAACGAACGCCGCCTTTCTCGACTGAATCAGTGTCCTTGACCGTATCCCAGCACATTTGCCGATATGGTTCTGGCAGTGTGGCGATGTAATCCTCTGTAACCAGCGCAGGGATAGCTATATTCTTGAACTCGACACCCATGCCTCCAGCCATCATGAAGCCGGTAGCGTCCATCGTGTGGAGGCGCTGCTGGATGGAAACGATAGGCGTCGGGTGTTCTTTGGACTTGTCGCCACGACGAGAGCGAAACGTACCAGTGAGTCGCGCATTGCTGGCGTCACGCTTCGTATTCGAAAGCATGTCGTCAGGCTTGTTCAGGTCATCAAATAGCAAGCAGCCGGAGAACTCATGCCCAAAGTAGCCAGCGCGACCACCTGTAATCTGCCCGCCAGCTGACTTGCTGATGGTCTGCCCGACTGATCGCCCCTTGTCGTCGATCAGCTCCCACTCTTCAGCCTGGTTGACGCCAAATACCGATGGCCACAGTTCTTGGTATTCCTTGGACGCAATAATGTCCCGCGTGCGCCTGGAGTTTCGTCGTACAAGCGAGTCAGCGTAGGATACGTTGAGATTGCGGAAGCGGCGAAGTTTCTTGGACTGCACCTTTGTGTTGATGTAGGCCGGCAGATGGATAGAGAAGAATTCCGTCTTCGTGCCGCCCGGTGGAATGTTGACGATCAGATTTCCAGGCTTGAGCTTGCCGTTAATCAGGTCGTCAATCGACGCCGCCATCATCTTGTGATGCCAGTTCACCAGCAGGCGATCACCCTGAAGCAGCTCAAACCAAATGCGAGTGAAGTTCAGGAATGACTTCTCGGACTTCTGCTTGAGTATCAGCCTGTCCGCGAAGTTCATATCCTCCCAATCAAGCAGCTTATTAGTCGAGATCATCGAGCTTGCTCCCCAGCTCTAGTTCGGCCTGCTTGTAGTCTGCGGGGGAATAGTTGACGTGCGTTACGGTGCCTGAGTTGCTGACTTCGGACTTCTCAACCAACCCAATATCCCGCGCAATCAGCGTAGGGTTCATCAGTCCAGCAACCGCATTCTCGAACTTGTACTGTTTCATGCGGTCTTCGATCTCATCGCAGACTAGATCGAATTCTTCGCTGATACGGTAGTTCTGCCAGGTGTGACGATGAATGCCTAGGTGCAGGCATAGGCCGACGATGGTAACGGCGCGTGGTTTCTTCAGCTCGGCAGTAAAGATCTGACCTTGAGCGCAGAAGTGCTTCTCTTCAATCAGCGGGTTATGATCAGCCCACTCAAGATAACCCAGGCAAGCCTCACGCAAATCATCAGGTGTCTCAAACATTCTTGAGCGCCCGACAGTAGAGGTCTTATCCCCTGTATGTACGATTGGTCTATTAGCCATTAAAAAGCCTCCATTTAGAGGCCTAGTCTACATCATTCGCTAGCTTTCTTTTCCGCGAATCTGGCAGCGAAGGCTTTAACCTGGTCGATGCCGAAGACTGCGACGGCGCCACCGATTGCGAAACACCATCCATTAGACAGGCCGAATGCCTCGACTGCTGAGCCGGCCATGAAGGTAATGATGCCGCCTGCACTAACCTCCCAAAATGAGGTCCAGAATGTTCGCTCACTATTACGAAACGCCATTACGGTACTTAACGCGACGTTCATTGCCGCTGCTTTGAGTGGCTCTGGTACGGCAGCCCACAGTTGAGCTATTACGTTTGGATCGCCGGTAGGATCGCTCATTGGCTTCTTCATCGTTGATGGGTCTGATTAGTGGAATGTAATCCATTTGAACCAATTGTATCAGTTTCGGTTCCATGGCTTTGTGATATCACTTTTTCAGTTGTTCGGAATTGCCGAACATGTGACATAAAAACGCCCCGATTTGAGCATAACTGAAGTCATAGGCTTGGGGCGTGTATTGCTTCGACCGGGAACTCCCAGTCCATTTAATCCGGAAGCTAACAGGATTTCAGGTCCTGCGCTGGCATTGTCGCCGGATGCATAAATGATAACACATGCATAAAATCGCACATATTCTGCCTGTTTTGCGTAAAAACGTGCAAAAAAATGCCAGTCGGACGGTTCACGACTGGCAAAAAGTGTAACAGCGATGGGAGGGGAGTCACCGCTGGCAATCAGTATGCCATAGGTCTGTACATCGGTGCGCATTTAATTCGTAGCTCAAGCTCATGCTCGCGATCAGCATTGGAATGAATGAACTGCCTCAGCTTCTCGCAAGCCTCATCATCCATCTTCAGCCCAGCGCGGAACCGCTCATACCTTGCATACCCAAGCTCGCACATGGTCATCATAGCCATTGTGTTGATTTGGTCTAGGTCGTTGATTGTGGTCATTCTGGTCTAGCCTCGCACGGAGGGTTAATGATCCCTTGAGCCATCTGGTACTGGCCGTAACTGTTGTATTCCTTTTGATGATCATTATAGATCGGCTTGCATTCATGCCACCACCATTCACCGTCTCCATCTTGAGCTAGCCAGTTAGCCCAGTCTGGAGCATCGCACCAATTAGGCTTATTCACTTCTTAGCCCTCCACCAATACCAAGCGTCTGCAATATAGCGATACGGCCAGCAGATAGTCCAGACAGCCCACGCAGCAAGCCATTCATACCAAGGATCTAGATGGCCCATGGAATTGATCTTGTAATTGAATACAAGCGGCCAGTACGAGAAGAAGCCGACTGCCAGGTAGATTGCGATTAGGGTTGTCATTTCCGAATTCCCAGTGAGCGTTCATTTGCCATCGACTGCAACCACTCCAACTCATGCCCTTCAATCAGCGTCGTATGCTTGGCGATCTTCTGCGTGCTGGTTATGGCTGTCTGGCTGCCTACCAATTCCCAATCGCCGGATTCGTAGACCAGGAATTGTCCTGGTTTGAACGACTCTGGCGCTCCCTGCTTCCATTTTACAATTACGTTGATCATAAACTCCCTCCAGCCATCATATAAAAACCATAAGCAAACGCAGCCATTACGACAGCGGCAGTAAGCCAGATAAGAGCAGTGATTCGGACGCCGATCAGCAGCGAACTGAACACGAATAGCGCCACCATTACGATCAAGATCAGTAATATTCCAAGGTAAAACATGATTCTCCCCTCCTGTGTGATTTCTTGTAGGTTAGACCGCGTGGTTAGCGCGGTCAAGCTAAATCAGCGAAAGAATTTACCATTTACGCAGTGAATCAATGTGCGTTTCCCGTTCGCGTATGTGATGTCATGCGTATGCGTCCATCCGCTAGGCGATCCGACGTTATAGCCCATATCCATCTTGCCACTAAGACCTACAGAGTGAGCCCCGTCGATTATCTCGGCGCCGTGACTGTGACCCTTTGTAACCTTAGCCCCCATGTTCGCAAACCCCTTTGTAGAGCCTCGTGCGCCGTTTGGCCCTGCGTGGCCATGCCAACCGAACTCGATTCCGTGCTTTTTGAACGACTCGCCAGGCTTAAGCCAGTGAACGGTAGAGCTATTCGACATCATGCGGTCCATCCAGTAGCGAAAAGGGTCGCAACTGCTGCCTTCCTGAATGGCTCTGAGCATTGCGCTCTTTGTCTCGTGGTAGACGATGGCGTTCTCTAAGTCGTGCGCGTGCTCTGCCTTCTCCAACCACTGCCCGAAGTGGTCATGGTGGTTGCTCGACACCATCACTACTTTCGGAGCCCAGGTAGATATGCGGTCAAGCACCTTTGCCGTCGTCTCCAGCTCACGCAAGACGCTAGACGTATTGGTCACGTGGCGGCGGAACTTCTCAAAGTAGCGGTTATGATGGCCGGCAGATCCGAAGTTGAGAACGTCATGCTGAACGATAGCGCGAGGTTTGATACGCCCCGCAAGCTCAGAAGTCGCGTCCAGCACACGCTTATCTGCCAGCTCTGCGTGTGTGTCACCCATCGCCAGAACTTCTGCGTCTGGAGCGTCCTCAATGCCCTTTGGCGTATATCGCATATCCAAGTCGATGAACGATCCGTCCTTGACTGGGCAGATGTGCCGCATGTAGTTGCTGCTGCCGTCAACCTCAACGACAACCGCGCCCATCGTGTGATGGAAGGAGCCGCGAGCACCTGCGTTAGTGTCGCTGTACTGCTCGATAGTGCAGGCGCCTGTAGTCATAACCAGCTTTGCATGCTCCCCAACGTGCGTAGGAACCGACTTAAGCGCGATCTTGGTGTGCCCTATGATTGCCGAGTCAGAACCGCTAACTGTGAGCCACCCTTGAAGCGGGTTTATGGCTGTTGGCTGGATCTTGATGTCAGCCAGAACAACCAAACCTTTGGAAATCTTGGTGCGCTCATGAGTGATGAACGGGGTTACGCGAGAATCCCACCACTCGTCATTTTCTACTTCATTCTTCCGCGTAGGGTTTTTGTAGCGGATAGGGATAACGATTAGCTGAGCATCGTTCGCCTCACAGTACACAGCTAGGGACTTCATGAATCCAGAGTGAGCCTTGGTCGCATTCACTGCCGACGTAATAACGAAAGTCTTTCCATCTGCAACAGCGTGCGCATCGTTCGCGCTATCTTCCGGCTTCAACCGCGCCTTCCATCTACGCACAGTCCGCTCATTAATCCCGAGATGATCCGCCGTCTGTTGATTCGTGTACCCCTGACTCATGCACCACTGAAGCTCTTGCATTTTCATCCCTCAACCGATCTTGTGTAAATCCATTATGCAATAAAAAGGCCCTGTTTCGGGCCTTGATTGAATTTTTATCGCTGCTCGTTGTATTCGGTCATTGTCCAGTTCTCGCAGGAGTTTTCAGCAGAGACTCAAGATCGATAGGCTCCATAGTATCGGAGTTGATAACGATATCCTTATCCCATGCGGCGCAGCTCAGGGTCATTGTGTTGATGATCTCTTCACTCAACGCCTCAGCCTTAAGCGCCGAGTAAGCAACGCCGTCTAGCGCCGAATCATGGTGATACTTGCTCGGGTTCTGCCACTGCCGCACATCTTTCAATGTCTGAAGCAGCAACCATCCCTCAGCCTCGGATAGATCGCGCCCTGTGATGGCGTTGAAGGCCGTTACAGTGGCACCCATTGAGCGCTCGCCTGTAGGTTTGTCGTACTGCTTGCCACGCTCAGCCTGAACGTCGATTGCGGCCTGTAGGAATTCGGTAGATTTCATTGCTCATTCCCCTCTACCGCGTGCCGAATATCAAGCAAGGTATCAAGCGCAATCAATGTAGCTAATCCGGCAGATGGGTGGTATGCAAATCCGATGAGAAATGCGCACGCCACAATCATGATCCGCTCAATAACATTCAAAATCTTCATTCCCCAACCTCCAAATCATCTAAGCAGACACCTGCTTCAGTCTCAGCTACCTCAAGCAGCCTACGTTCTTCCCTCACACCCAAATTGCAATCCCGCAACCGATTCTCAGTGATCCCCGTTCTCAGGCTAATAATCGGATAGGTCCATCCGCGATTTAGCATTTCCATTATGACTTCACGCATGTAGTTCTTCCTTATGGGTTACGTCGAGCGGATCACACTGGGGCTTGATAGGCAAGAGATGAGTCTTCAAGCAAAGAGCCTGATCTGCCGTGCCGCCGTGCTGATCCGTGATTGAGTCGCCTTTAACCAGTGCTTGGTTGTCTGGCTCAATGGATATTACCTCAACCATCTTGCCGATATTGATCTGAGTGCCGGCGTAACGAGAGCCAACGATCAGCGCCAACATCCCAGGCTGCAACTCGCTCATGTCCAAAGCCCCTGCGCAACCAGGTTCTCGTGAACCTCGCCAAGATCGGTGGCGAATTCCAGCTTAGTGCAGAAATTGGCGCACGCATTCCAGTATTCGTGGCGCGCATTGGTCAGTGCTTCTTTGGCGATGTGGGTAGCTGTTGGGTGTTCGATATCCGCCGAGACGAAAGCCATATGCGCGGCTTCGAGTGCGATGCGTGCTTGGGTGACTGTGATTGTGCTCATGATTGACGCTCCAGTTCTGACCAGATCATATCGTTGATTTCTTCTTGATTGTCGTCTGCGTATTGCTCAGCAGCTTCCTTGGATAGCTGCTGATCTTCGTCGTCGAATACTGCCACAACGTCGTAATCCAATTCTGAATAACCGTAGCAGTCTGCGTCGCTATCAGCTCGTGTACCCATTGGCGCCTGCACGAATACATGCTTGATCTTTACGTCAATCGCATTGCCACGCAGGAAAACCGTTAACTCTGACATTCCCTATCTCCCTATCTGCGCCCAAATAGCGCGTTCGATGTCACTTTGGAACTGTTCGGCGATTAAGTCAAGCAATTCTTTTGAAATTGTTTCGCCTATTTCGTCTGTGCCTTCTGCGAGGCTCCACTCAACCTCGTCAAAGCCGTTTGCGTATTGAGTGGCTAGGTCTACGTGGACATAGTGGATATTGACGGCTAGAGATAGCCCGCAGACGCTTACAGGCAGCATTAATGGTTCTCCGGAGAACTGATAGCGGCTCTGAGGATATCTAGTACCTTCTGCTGTCCGTGTGCGCTCAGACCTGTGTACGTCCAGCCCATTCCATTCCATACCTTGCCTTGATCGGCTCGGTATTCAGCGTCCTTCAATGCTGCGCGCAGAGATTCGTTTTCGGCCTTGAGCTTATCTGTGTACTCCATCCACTCCTGGCGCTCTACTGAGCGATACAGCGTCAAATCCCTAATCTGCTCAAGTAGCAGGTTTACGTCGGCGTGATACTCGCCAGTCAACCGTGAATCACTCATACACCCCTCCAATAACTAATTTTCACCTTAACGGCAGGCATTAAATACAAGTAGGCGAACCATGTGCAAGCAATTATTGGCATGGGGCGGCTCCGATTTCTGATGCTGCGAAAACTATTGCCATTCTAGTGGCCGAAAATTCGTCAGAGTCAGCGTGATTGTATTCAATGTTCGCTCCATGCATTGGGCCTGTCGAATACCCGACCATCGTTGCCGGTGGATCTGAGCGCTTGAATATGGTTACCCACATGCCAAGCTTAACCGCCAGTCTAAGCGCATCCCCGTCGTCCACTAATGGTTCCCACCGCCTCAGAATAGCCCCATCCTTAGCCAGGTAGTTCGCGCCATCCGAGTCAGTCCACAGGTCACACTCAATCGCTCTGGCTGCGTTTTTTAGGGTTGTGGTTGAGATGGTCATTTGGCGTCCTCAATCATTGAGCAAAGACTGTTGTTCGTCTGGACGATAGCGCTCTCAATCAGAAGATCTGGATACCGTGTGCTGTCTAGCTCTGACTGGCTGATCGGGTGGCACGCTCTGTACGCTGCGTCACCGTCTCTAACAATTGCCGAGATCTGATAGACCCCGCAATGCTTTCTGCATTCCCACACAGGATATTTCATAACCCCTCCAAAAATAATCCAAAAAGAAAGGCTCACATTAGGAGCCTTTTGGTGGTTTTGCAATGGTTATCTGTAAATATAAAGAGTTACTGCCATTCCGCAGAAATACGCAGCCATTACCAACAAAAATGCATGATCGCCGCTTATCATCATTTCAGTATTTCCCGCGCCAACCGCTGAATGTCGGCCCACAATTGCGATGAGGGCGATTCGTCGTATTGGCTTAGCATCTTAGCTAGGCGTATTCCGGCTGGTTTGTGGGTGTCTTCTGTAGCGTAGAACTGTGTTGGCGGCAAGAGATAGCTTTCATAACAAGGGATCTCGGTAACAACTTCCCGCCCAGCTATCGCTGCGGCTACTAAATGTGTCGGTAGCTGGCATGGCATTGGTGTTCCGATCATTTCTCTTCATCCTTAGCGGGGTTCGCCCCTTGCTGATTATTGGAGTACTCCATAAGCCACTTATACTGCGGCGACTGAGGATCAATTACGTCCTCGAGGTTTTGTGCTCCGTCATTGGTAATCATAGAAATAATCGCCATTCGCTGGCTATGATCAATCACAGCCATCAACTCCATCTGATTAGGAGGCGCGCTCATTTCAGAAGCTCCATTACTTTCCAGTAAAGGTCGCGGTCAGGCTTATCCTGGTATTCCTGGCTCAAATCTTCCATGGCTTCGAACCACTTTCGGAATAGATTCAGCTCTTCCTTGCTGAATGTCATCTCATGGCAGCGGGTGAAGGTGTCGAGGCGGGCGTCTAGCTCTTCGCATTTAGCCACGATATCGTCTGTTGCATGAGCGCCATCGTATGGATAGTACTCGCCATTAGCAAAATAGATGCCCTCAGGCACCGGCCAAATCTCTTCAAACTTTGCGCGAATGTTGTTCATTCTTCCTCCAATCCCAATATATGGGATCTTGGCGATTATTTGGTCAGGATTGTATACAAGTTATTGAATTGTTGTGGCTTTTGCAATCGCATCTTGTATCACTTTCCATGCGTGATCTGGAATCTGGCCGTTGTCGTTTTCGATGTTCTGTAGTGCGTGGAGTAGATCAGGCGCAGCGGCGATCAATACGGCATCGCCAACTGAGAATCCGCAAACCTTATCCATATACAAACGTGTTGGGCCAATGAGGAACGCTGCGCCGCTTGGATTTGTTGCCGGAGATCCTTGCGGGCTATACCAATACCACGGCCCTTTAGTATACTGACTCATACCTTTCCTCCACTCGCCAGCTCAATCGCCCTATGCGCCATCTCAAACGCCTCCTTGATCGGTATTGCGTCGGGACCGGAGTTGGTTATGGCTTGTAGGGCGGATAGGAGGTCGGATTCGTATGCGCGGGAAGCCATCCAGCCCCAATAGGCGCCATTTACGCGAGTAGAGCGATACTCATCATCCGATCCGACCTCAAACATCATCTCGATTGAGAAATCGCTATAGCCTTCTGAAGAAAGCTGCTTAGCCATCGCCGCCTCAAATTCTTCCCTGCTGCTCATTTCGTCTGCTCCTGCAATTTCTTAATGATCACGTCTCGACCCTGCTTCTGCCGGCCAAGCTTCCGGATCGAGCCTTTTAGTGAAATGTTGTCAGCTTCAGCCTTAGCTAGAGCCATCATCAGCATGGTTACGTCGGCATGGTATTCGCCGGTAAGCTCGATCTTATTCATTCTCTATCCCTCAATAAAAATCAACAAAAAGCTCGCCCTTCTTTCCAAGCTCGCTCGTCTTCTCAAACTCCGACACCAGCGCCCCCACAATAGGCTTATGGTCGTCGAAGCCTGTAGCGAGTGGTAGGTCGCCGTGTTTTTCGTAGATGGCGATTAGGAGGGGGAGTAGGTCGGTAAGCATCATCGCGCAGTAATTCCTTGGTCAGCCAGTGCTTCGGTGATTTGCTCAATAGTGAATAGGTTGGTTGATATGTAAAGCCCCGGCTCGTCCTCTTCAACGTAACCAGGCCAGAACGGATCTGGCAGCGTTACCACCAGAGATTCGCGTGATGCCTGCCACGCTTCCCACATGTGCTGCGTACGCGGAAATCTAAACGTTGCGTAATTATCAGGGTATTTCGAAAGCTCCAAATTCACATGATTTGCTTTCGCAAAGTCCTCAAACTGCTGCCTGCTATCCATCACACCCCTCCAAACTCTCAATTTAACTGTTCTCTGGAAAACACTTACTTGCGGTAGCCGAGTATGTCGTATACATAAGCCGCCCATGCTCGAAGCTGGTCATTGTCGTGGTCGTGAACCATTTCCTCAATCGCCTTTTCTCGTTCTTCCGCCGCGATCTGCTCGGGAGTGCGGATTGGGCGGAAGAATGCCATGCGCAGGCATGTCTCCGAGGATTCATGGCCATCACGGCGGAACCATGTCTCCTCTCCGCTATGTCCGAGGATTTCAACCTTCACCCAGCCATCATGATTAGGATGCCATTCGCATACCGTCCCAACTGGTGGCAGGCCTTTACCATTCCACTTAGCCTTATGCACCTCTTGGAATCCAAACGTCCAGCTTGAGCGTCCGTCAAAATTGTATCCGCGCTCGTTAATGGCAAGCGACACACCATGGAACTCAACGATAGCCCGATCATTGAATGCCTTCTCCAAAATTGCTGCATGTGCCTTATCGCGAATTTCCAGTTTCATTTCCTTCCCCTACCAAATGCTCTGAATGTGAAAACAATTTACGGTGCTGCTGGGTTGGCGTCAAGCACATTCGCAGGAAATTGCAGCTCTTGCTTTTCTGCCAGGATCGCCATTGGTCACAACTCCCTCCGTCTAAAGACTGGAGGTAGGTGTGTGACCACTAAGGAAACGGTCACACCGTGGTCACAACTACTTTTTAAATCTGAAAATACATCAATGATAACAGGTGTTTGCGTGGTCACATCAATGTGACCGGAGCCTGTGACCACTGTGACCATGGTCACAAATATGGGTGTGACCAAGACCCTCAATTGTGACCACTTTTGTGACCGTTCGATAGCATGCTAATAAACTTCGCATCGAGTGATTTTTCCGTTCAAATCCTTTGAAATCCACTCATCTGCTAGCAACTTCTTGATTCCTCGGTCCCACGCCATTTTTGTGTTGCTGTCACGCTTATCAGTGCCCATCTTCGAAAAGAACGAGTCACGCAGCGGCGTGTAGAAAACCCAGTCGTCACCAGTTCGCGCCATTTCGTGCGCTATAAGGTTGTTGATCATCTGAGGACTACCAGAAAGATCGTCCCTCGACGGCTGGCCGCTATCGTTACTCAGGGTCAGCGTAAGACTTCCCATCTCAACCCCCTTGCTATCCTTGCGCCCGATCTCAACCACGTTCAGCTTGAACGTCATGTCGTCGAACGGATCAGAGTCTTTAGCCTTGGTGCATGACAGCTTTGTTACCTTCTTGGCTGGACTGACCACTTTGAATTCAAAGTCGCAGGCAGCTCGCAATGCGCTGGAACCTCGAGCGCCTTTGTCCGCATCCTTGCCGCTGTGGTGAACTACCAGTACTGTCGCCCCGGTAGACGCCCGAATGTTGTCGCAGGCACGAACAAATGCACCCATATCGGTAGCTGAGTTTTCTTCGCCCTCAAACGAGCGGGCCAGGGTGTCAACTACTATTAGTTTGATTGGTTCATTGATTGCCTTCGCAGCAGCTAGGCACAAGTCAACAAATATTTGGCACTCGAGCGGCTTGTTAATGGTTACTGCCGTGCCAAGGATCGCAAGGTTGTTTAGTTTCTTCCCGTGCCGAATCTCCCAAGCCTTTTTCCGCAAGTGCAGGCCGGTAGCACCCTCAGCACCAACATAGATAACATGGCCTGGATTATCGGTGTCGTTACCGTGCCACTTCAACCCGGAAGCAACGCATGCGCTAAGATCCATCCCAACGAATGACTTGTAAGAGCCCGAAGGACCATAAACAACGCCAAATGCATCAACCGGCAAGACTTGGTAGATAAGCCACTGCTGGCTGGCGATCCGATCAAGCGCGGCGTCTGAGTCGTACGATAGCCACTTGAGCAGCGGGTTTTCTTCTTTGTTAGCCTCGTACTCCGCTAGCTCGTGTTGATATAATTCGTGTGCAAGTGTTTCAGCCTTGACCGCATCAGTGATTTGGTCGATTACTTCAGGCGTCCAGTCTTCTAACTCGCCGAGCCTTTTTACCTCTCTTTGCGCATCCTCATACCGAAGCAGCGCCTGTTCGACGGCTTCGTTCATAGAGTCAGCTCCCACGCCTCAATGTCAGACACCCTCCATTTGTTGCAGCCTAGCCAGACCGGCTGAGGAAAACCACGGTTATCAATCCAGCGGTAGATAGTGCGATCAGAAACCCCAAAGCGCCCAGCGACATCCCCAATTTTCAAATACTGCATTCCGTCTCTCCGGTCGTTGTGCGTCATAGGGTGTCAAGCTTACACCATTCTTTGACATGAAAAACATATTGCGGAAAACTATTTCCCATGCAACCATTAAAGCCTCAAAAAAGGAGTGGGTATGACAGAGCTAAAGCTGCGTCCTGGGTATCAGGAAGAGGTATTCGGCAAGACGGTTGATTATTTCAGGTCTAGGGATGGCGCTATTCCGGCTTTTCTGGATGTCACTGTTGGTGGCGGCAAGACGGCATTGGCTGCATTCTTGGCGCGTCACGTAGCCAGTAAGGGAGGGCGCGTTCTTATCCTTGCGCGTCAGGGGGAGTTGATTCTTCAGGATGGCGCATTTGCTGAGGCTGTCGGATTGCAGGTTAGCTACTTCAGCGCATCGCTCGGTAGCAAGAATGCACACCATAACGTGGTTGCCGCCACCGAGGGAACAATCTCTAGAGCGCTCGAGACTACGTTTGCGTCTACGGCGTTCGACCTGATCCTAGTTGACGAATCGCACCAGGTTGACCACGAAGACGAGGCGACCATGATGATGCGGACGCTTCTGCATTTCCAAGAGTTGAATCCGAAGGTGCGCATACTTGGCCTCACTGGTTCGCCGTATCGGGGCACTGAGTCGATTGTAGGAGACTTCTGGGGATCTTGCATTGCTCGAGTCAGCACGGAGTCGCTTATAGATGAAGGTTGGTTGGTGCAGCCCCATTTCGGCTGGCCCGAGCATCTTGAGGATTCGTTTGACTTCTCAAGCATTGAGCAGCCCACAAGCGGCCAGGACTGGAGCGAGGAACAGCTTGACCACTTCCGTGAAGGCGACCCGACTAAGACCCAGCGCATCATGGTTGAGGTTGTTCACCGTACGTCGGAAGGCTTGGGCGTCTTGATCTTCTCGCAGACACGCAAGCACGCCAGGGAGATCGCCGAAGCATTGCCGCCTGGATCGTGGGCTATCGTGACCGACGACACGCCGGAAGGCGAGCGCTCTGAAATCCTTGCTCGAGCGCGATCAGGGGAATTGAAGTTCACGATCAACCTTGCGCTTCTGTCTACCGGTATCGACGTTAGCTATTGGCAGTACATCGTCTACCTGCGCCCTGTAGGCTCACTGGTGCTGCTTATTCAGTCGATAGGTCGCGTACTACGCCTGCACATCGAATCAGGCGTAGACATGAACTCAATAAGCCGAGAGGAGCGCCTAAACGAGATCGCGGCCAGTCGCAAGCCTAATGCCATGGTGTTTGACTATGCCGGCGTCATGGAGAAGCTTGGTCCGCTGTACGAGAACCCTATCCTGGCTCAGGCGCAGTTTGAGAAGGCGAAACGCGAGGGCAGCGTCATATATTGCCCTAAATGCAGTTGCGAGAATTCGGACAAGGCCAGGCGCTGCATCGGTACGTCAAGCATGGGCGTGCGATGCGATTTCTTCTGGATCAAGCAGGACTGCCGCAAATGTGGCGCGCATAACGACGTGACTGCTCGAGATTGCCGCGTGTGTGGCGAGCAATTGCTAGATCCGAATGAGAAGTTATTGCACAAAGCATACACAGACCAAGAGCTAGTCCCGGTCGAGAAATGGGAATTCGACAAAACAAAGAACGGCGGCATATTGGTGCGCTACATCCTAGAAGGTGACAAGCCCGATCATGGCTGGCCGATTGAGTTCTACGCTCCGTGCGGCAGCCAGACTGCTAAGCGGGTTTGGTATAACAACTTCGTCAAGCTTCACGTTCGCTGCTCAACCTGGCAGTCGAAAATTTATGTGATGCGGTCGGTTGACGCGATCTTGGGCATGAAGGCTGCGTTTAGTAAGCCGACTCACATTGCCTATCGCATCAACGAGAAGGGCCGCCATGTAATCGGTCGGCGCAAGTTCAACAACGGCGAGACGCTGGATCAGAAAGGGGCCACGGTTAATGATTGAACGCATCGAGCAGAAGGGCGGCTACTACCTGTACCGCCCGACGATTAACCCCGCCAAGTGCAGGCCAGAGACTCCGGAGCAAATCGACTTCGTTGCATGGGTTCGCTACAACCACCCGGAACATGCTGCCATGATGGTGCATGTCGCTAACGAAGGGGATCAAAGCCCGCAGTACCGCCAGCAGCTCTATAAGATGGGCTTACTCAAAGGTGCGTCTGATCTGCTGTTCTTTATCGGGCCAGGGTGCGCCATTGAGATGAAGCAGTGCAAGTGGTCGGCCTCGACTAAGCCTGAGCAGCGCACGTTTCTGGAGAATTGGCACAAGTCGGGGAAGTTCGCAGCAATTTGCCATGGCGCCGAAGCTGCTAAGGAAGCCTTCCTTTGTTACAAAATGTTATTTGACGCATAGCTACGTAAGCCTATGCTTACAACAAGCCAAGGCAAAACGTAACTTGGCCCCAACCCAAAGGTACTTAATATTGAGGTGACACATCATGACTACTCAAAAAAGCAAGCAAGCACTGGTACTCCAGCAGATCGCCGAGCAAGGGGATAAGCTGGACAATGTAGCCGGAGCTTTTATGAAGCTAGTCAAGGAAGAAAACATAGACACCCTGGAGAAGTTCAACCCGTGGCTGATGATCGGCTATGAAGAGAACGGCTGGTCCAATGTGATTGGCCGTCCTGTTCCTGGCTCTACGCTGATTCCGGCACCCAGGGCAGTGAAGCAGTACGCATCGATGTTTCGGGCTGCCTTCAAGTACGAGATGAAGGTTATGGAGTTCGAGTCGGTGCGGCAGATGGTTGATGCGGTGGCTGAGAAGCGGAAGGAGCTGACTAAAGAGGCTTCGACTCTGGAGCTATCCAACCCTGAACTTAAGGGGATCACAGTCAAGAAGATTGATCGCAAGAATGGAGCCTTGTTTCACGACGCCATCTGGTTTTTTGATAATCTACCTGAGGACGTTCGTGATGAGTTTGCTCACGGCCTTCGAAAGCTGATGATCAAGCTGGAAACGAAGATTCCCAAGGAAATCCGCAAACAGGCATCAGAAGCCGCTTAACAGTTCTCCGGAAAACAGAAAGGCCAGCTAGAAATAGTTGGCCTTTTTTGTTGACTGGAGGAAAGTGGCGGGCTAATCTCTGCAAACACGAACAGGAGGGGCTACAAATGAATAACGCTGACATAAACGAGATTCTGGCATTTGCATGCGCTGCGTCAGAATCTGGTTTTCAACGTGTGCAGATCGATCCCAAGGATGCTATTGAGATTATCGATCAGAGGAATGAATTGCTTGAGGCGCTTGAGAGGCTAGTTAAGAATGCGCAAAAACAGTCATGGTCCGATCACTACCCGGCAGATATGGATAAGGCATATGCAGCAATCGCAAAAGCACGAGGCCAAGCATGACCTACCGCGACGCACTATGGACAGCAATCATCGGCGAGTCTGATAAGTTTGGGCATCGGATTACCAAAGCGAAACGGAAGAAATATATGCACTTGGTTGAGTGCTGGAGGAAGGCGCAATGACGATTATGCAGGATGATTGGATTGGAACAGAGGAAGAGCCGGCGCCTAAGGAGCGACCACGAATCTCTCTAGGTCTGCACGAAGGCCTGAGCAACTCCGACTACCACGCAGACGAAGCGGTTGGCAGTACAGGACTCAAGCGCATCCTCGTCAGCCCTGCGCACTTCCGATACCCGAACCCGTTCAACGCTACTAGGGCGAAAGAGATCGGTAGCGCCATTCACTGCCGAATTCTTGAGTCGGATCGCTGGGAGACGGATTACAAGGTGGTTGAATGTGATGCTCGGACGTCGGCGCTGTACAAGGCTGCGTGCAAGGATCATCCGAAAGAGCGCGTGCTGACTTCGGCGGAATACGAGAATGTGCTTGGGATGCAGAAAGGAGTTCTGCGCAATCGTCACTGCCGGCAACTGATCGAGGCGCCAGGTCGTTACGAGCTGAGCCTGTTCACGGCTGATCCGATCACTGGTGTTCCGGTTAAGGTCCGCTACGACAAGCTGACTGATGCGGGTATGCCGGTCGACCTGAAGAAGTGCCAGAAAGCAGGACGTGACGACTTCTCGCGCACGATCAACAATTATGGTTATCACATCAGCGCAGCGCTCTACATGGATGCATGGGAGTGGCAATTTGGCGAGAAGCTTGACGTTATGCGATGGATCGCAGTCGAGGAGCAATCCCCGCACGCAGCCATGCGTTACAAACCGGATGCTGATGCACTGATGATTGCTCGGGCTTTGTATCGTGAGGCGCTGGAGTTGTACGCCCACTGTCTAGACAGGGATGAGTGGCCGAGTTACGAGGATGAAGAGGAGGAGATTGGTCTTCCAAATTACGCTGTAAGCAGCTATGAAGAATCGCTTGAAGTAAACCTGGAGGATTGATGGGAAAGCCATTGCCAAGCATAGAGACTGTCCGAGATCTTTTGCGCTACATTCCTGAAACTGGAAAGTTCTACTGGAACAAACGGAGATGCGGCACGGTTTTCGGAAAGGAAGCCGGATCTCCATGCAAGAAAGGATATTCAAGAGTCAAGATCAATGGATCTCTCTATGCTTGTCATCGGCTAGCTTGGATGCTAACGCATGGAATCGATCCAGGAGAAAATCAAATTGATCATATAGATCTTGACCCATCAAACAACAGGGCAGATAATCTGCGCATTGCTAGCCACGGTCAAAATCAAGCCAACGGCAAAGCATATTCAAGCAGCCAGCATGGAACAAGAGGCGCTTACTGGCACAAGCAGCACAGAAAATTCATTGCTGCCATACAGGTTAACAAAAAGCGCATACATCTTGGGCTATTCAAGACGCTTGATGAGGCGTGTAACGCTTATGATGCGGCTGCGATTAAGCATTTCGGCGAATTCGCCAACCTAAATAATGCAAAGGAGAAGTAGTAATGAGTGATGTAGGAAGCTTGCGAGACACGATCGTACCTAAGAGCGACCAACTTAATAGCGACACGCTATTGGCTGGCCCGATTACCGTAACGATCACTGACGTTCGGCGAGGCACATCTGACCAGCCAATAGACATCCATATCACTGACGGCCACCAGCCATGGAAGCCATGCAAGTCAATGCGTCGAGCGCTGATCAGTGCATGGGGTGAAAACGGAAAAGACTGGATTGGTAAGTCGATGACTCTTTACTGTGATCCGTCCGTAAAGTTTGGCGGTGTTGCTGTAGGCGGAATTCGAGTGAGTCACATGTCTCACCTTCAATCCGACCTGTCGCTTTCGCTGACATCGACTCGCGGTAAACGCACGCCTCACCTAATCAAGAAGCTCGAGGTTGTCATGTACCCGGCAGATAAGTTTGAGACGAATCTACCAGCCTGGCATGCAGCAATCGCAGCTGGAAAAGCAACCGCAGAAAATGTGATTGCAAAAGTTCAGCAGTCTGGTAAATTGACGGCTGAGCAAATTGAACTGATCAAAAATCCACAAGAGGCGGCACAATGAATATTTTTTCGGCAACTGGCAATCTTGGCAAAGACTGCCGCAAGGGTAATGCCGGCGATACAGCAGTAGTGAATTTCAGCATTGGCGTTAAGTCTGGCTTCGGCACGAAGGAGCAGACATTGTGGATTGACTGCGCCTTGTTTGGCCGGCAAGCTGAATCCAAGCTCGCAGACTACCTTGTAAAAGGTCAGCAGGTTGCTGTATCTGGTGAGCTTGGTACTCGTGAACATGAGAATAAGGTCTACTTAACGCTTCGAGTCAATTCGATTGACTTGGTAGGCGGCAAAAAAGATAGCTCGTCCAGTCCAGCCCCTCAACAGTCTCGCCCGCAACCTCAGGCACCGGCACAAGACGACTTTGACGCGGACTCAATCCCGTTTTAGCCTGAAAAAGCACTCGTGATATAATTGGATTTGCGGCTAGGCTGATCCCCGAACAGCGACTCATCATCGCTTGCCGCATACATCCGATAACCACATGATGAGTGCGTATCAAATGAAAACCTGCTACAGCTGTCACCTCGAAAAACCACTATCAGAATTTCATAAAGATACGTCAAGAAAAGACGGATCTCAGCGTGCATGCAAGCCTTGCGTTTCAGCTATATCCGCAAAGAGAAGAGAAGCTAACAAGGAAAAGCTAAGAGCTCAGTGGGCGGCGTGGAGAGATGCTAACAGGGAGCGAATTGCCGCGAATGGGAAAAGGTATAACCTTGAGAACAAGGATAAGGTTACCGAGTACCGAAAAAAATACTATGTAGAAAACAAGGAGAGCATCCTAGCAGTTGGCGCAAAGTACAGAGCCGACAATCCTGAAGCCCAGAAGGCTAGAAACGCAAGATGGGCAAAGGCTAATCCAGAGAAATGCGCAGCTAAAACCAGAAGGCGCCGAGCCCTAAAGATGGCGGCTGAAGGAACCCATACTAGGCAAGACATCGACAAGCTATTCCTTCTCCAAAAAGGAAAATGCGCGTCTTGCACTATCAAGCTGATCAAGTCAGGAAAAAACATATATCACGTCGACCACATAATGCCGCTGACAAAAGGCGGCGGTGATGGGCCTGACAATCTCCAGCTTCTTTGCCCCGGCTGCAACATAAAGAAAAACGCAAAAGATCCGCTTGACTGGGCAAATGAAAACGGTAAACTCCTCTGAAACAAGCCCCGCTAACCACGGGGCAATCCACTAAGGAGGAAGTAGATGTCTTGGGCGTTCGAGCTGTACAAAGAAATCGGAAGGCCAGCAGTCGAAGTCGTTCGTGAGCTATTAATGGAAAACAGCGTGACAGCAACGGCTCAGATCGTCGGCACTTCGCACAACACGCTAAAGAAGTGGGTGGTCGAGCGTTCCATCCCATTCACTCCAAGAATGGCACCTAAAGAACCAGCACCGCGCAAACCTAAGCGTCCAGACTCGCGCTCGCGATTCATTGAACTAGACGGACGCACCCAGTCAATCACTCAATGGGCAAAAGAACTAGGCGTCACTCGCTGCAAAATCTCCAAGCGGCTCGCAAAAGGAATGACTCCACGTCAGGCATTGCAGACAGGTTCTGAGCGTCACAAATTTCCAGCAAACAACGTTAAGGGTAAAGCTCGTGGCTAGGTCGGTTATCAAAGAAGTCGAGCAGGAATACGGCGAACCGTTTTGGGATGTAGTCGCGGCATATGCGGCTGACGGTAACTCAATGACTATGACGGCTAAGATCCTCGGCTATAAGGACGGCTCAACCCTCTGGTATCTGCTGCGATACCACAATAAGGATGTCAAGTTCCCGAAGATGGGGTACTGCAACGCTGTACAGAATCCAGATCCTATGACGACTGCCGACAAGCAGCGGATTAGTGATGTCAAGCGCTCACAAAATAGGAGCGCGGCAGGCGAATACGAGAGGAAGACCGGAGAGTCAGCCGAGGATGCTATCAAGCGTATGGCACCATTCAGCACAGTCATTGACACTGCTAGAGCTATAGGATGGAAGAACGCCTCATGCATGCGGGCTTGGATGAAGATTCGCGGGATAGAGATCGAGTTCAAGAAGTACAACCCAGTTCCGCCGCGCACTCGGTCAGGCTGGGCGGATATTAATCTTGGTGGCCGGAAGAAAGTCCGCGAACAATCTCCTGCAAGCCTTTGATCTGAGCCTCCTTCACTTCGAGGTTTCGTCGAAGGGCGAGATAACTTGATTCAGCAGTTCTATCGAGGACTGCTCCTTTACTAGCATCCACTCCGGAACCACTGGCAACTGGCACACAGGTGGCTGCGATGCGCAGCCGCTTAGAACCATTAGCAAGCTCGCTAGCAAGCAGATCTGTTTTAGCCTTTGCATCTGATAATTCCTTGCTGGCCTTCGCGTCAGCTTGAGTTACTACGATTGACTGCTCTAATGTAGCCTGCGCCTTCTCCTGAGCTTGTTTCAGCTCAATCCTCGACACACTCGCATCATGCCAAAGGAAAACTACGAACGCGCCGCACGCGAGCCCCGAGAGGAATCGCCACGGCAGCGCGGTTAGCCATATCGGCATTAGTGTTCTCCGGAGAATAGTTTGAACTTGGCAAGCAGTGTTCCCATCTCATGCTCATGCTGGCCATAACCTGAACCAGGCAGAGACGCCCAACGCGACTTGCACTTGATCAGCGCGTCATGAATGTTCCCGCTCTCAATATCCCCTAGCGCCTTGCATTCCTTGATCAGCTGGATCGCGATCTTGTCTTGGCTAGCCGGTGAGAAGTCAGGAAGCTTTAACAGGACTTTATAGGCATCATAGAAGCGAGCTAGGATCTGATATCGACCGGCAGCGGTTGATTTGATACCAAGGTTTGGCAGATAGACCAGCTTTCGAGGGTGGTCCTTGTAGCCGCTGAATAGTTCGCCTCCAACGATGACGTCATAACCTCTATCCTTGGTTGGCTGTCGACCGTTATCCGTACCTTCGCTGTACGCCAGGGTGTCGAGGAAAGCCTGCAAATTGCTCATGACATCACCAAGTATTTTATGATTCTGTATTGTACAATAGGTGTGCGGATAGGACGGCCATCCGAAAGCCACCTTGTCAGTGGTTTCCGCAAATCCTTCGACAGCTACTGACAGGTACGCGCCATTGAAATTGTGCACCAGATGTAATCTCGTACAACCAAAAACAGAATTCCACAAAAAAACAGCATCAAAGGATGGTCTTGCATGTCACTGCAAATCTTGTCTTTCTGCATATTTAAAAAAATATCATATGGAGAACAAATATAAAATCTCAGAACGGCAGAAAAAGTACAACAAAGAGAATTACGATAAGTTGGCTAAGAGAAGAGAAGGAAATCCCTCCTATCGTGAGTATCAGAGAAAATACAGTCAGTTAAATCAGAACAGTCCGAAGAGGAAGGCTTGGAAGGAATTAAACAAGGAAAATATTGCAAAATACCGCGCCGAATACAATGCAAAAAACCCACAATATAGATATATCGCACGCTCAAGAAGGCGAGCAAAAATCGCACAAGCAGAAGGCAATCATTCGCTTGCTGACGTTATCTTGATTTTTTCACGCCAGCGGGGATTGTGCGCGACATGTGAGAAAAAGCTTTTCAAATCTGGCGCAAAGAAATATCACGTTGACCATGTGATTCCTCTAGCTAGAGGCGGAAGCAATTGGCCTAGCAATCTCCAGTGCCTGTGCCCGACCTGCAACATGCGAAAGGGTGCTAAAGATCCGCTAGATTGGGCAAAAGAAAATGGAAAACTTTTGTGAAAAAGTCTTGACCTAATTTCTTTTGGCGCCTACCATTCGTACAAGCCAACAGGAGCAACCAAATGCATACCAAACAACAAAACGAGTTCGTTCGTAGCATTCACAAAGCTATCTCCTTCGCCGACGACAAATTCCAGCGTTCACGTACCAGCGAATACAAGCACATCTTCGGAATGCTGCGTGGCGCCTTGTTGGTCGGCGGCATCAGTTACGAAATGTACTCATCTCTCTACAGCCACGTATGGGAATGTAAATTTGACTCTGACGCGGTAGACATGGAAGATCCAGAGCAGGCTGAATTGAGTATGGAGGATTAATCATGAAAACAATTACAACAGTCGCAATCGTGGTTCTGCTGTGTGCTGGGTTCGTTGTCTCTAACAGAATGAGTTACCAAGACGGGCTAGACGATCAAGCCTTTCGCTGCCAAATGATTTCTGAAGGCGTATGGCCCAACGTAGACGGATACTTCGAAAAGGTGTGCAAGTCGTGATCTGGCTTGCAGACTATCTCGTCTTTCTGGCGCTGACATGCCGCCTGTTTCATAATTGCAGGGAATTTTAAATGGATGACATCAAGCTAATCGGTGTATATAGCGCGGATGTTGACGCACTTCAGGCCGGAATAAATGCTCTTCGCCACCAGCTGATAGCTTCAGATCCCGCTGGAAGTTTCAACAAGCATATGGAATACATGCGTGAGCACTCAATAATTAGTCAGCGAAATGCTCGTTATGAGTCTCTGTTGCGCCAAGTCATCCCGTGCCTAGCCATGTCAACCAACACTACGGCGCAGACGTACATCCGCCATATTATCGAAGCGCTACCAGAGGGAACAATCGAATGAGCAGTATTGATAAGGAAGACATAGTTCGAGCTTTAGTGAAAGAACTTGAAGTCCCAGAAGAAAATGCAAAGTTCATGCTCAATGAATTTCTAGAAGCCCAATCCGAACTGGCTGCGCTGCGGGAAGAGCTGGAAACATCAAGGATCGCACACCATGAAACGGCCAAGGTTGCTGATGCTCTGCAACAGCGCCTGACGGCTGCAGAGCAGCGGAATGCGAGACACGAAAGCACACTGCGCCACTTTGCGAGCTGTGCAGATGTCCGCCAAGTCGGGATATCAGCCATGGACTATGTGGCCGCGTTGACCAAACCCACCGAATCTGGAGCAAGCGAATGAGCAGTAAAATTGATGGTGTACCGCGTGAGTTGCTGGAGCGACTGACGAATATGCAGCCGATTGAGCGGGACGACCCTAACGGTTCCGGCTGCAACCTTTGCCCTGAATGCTTCGGCGATGGCAAGTGGAACTGGAAGGCCGGCAAAGTCGTTTCGATTGATCCGATTGACCACTACGAAAAGTGCGCAATCGAAGAACTGCGTGCAATCCTCGCCGCCCCTGTCGTCGAGCACCAGCCTGATTACTTCCAGATCAAGACGCCTAAAGTGACAGTTAACGGTGTAGCTACAGAATGGTGGCCAGCTTTGCTCTGGTACACGAAGGAAGAATTGAAGACCATTGGCGAATATGAGGTTGTTGGAAAACTTTATCGAGCCCCGCCAGAACTCGCCGAACTGCAAGCCACAATCGTCCAGCAGGCGCAATGGATTGCAGATCTTGAACGTGTACGAGATGAGCATGTTGCTGCTAGCGCATATCTCGACAAGGTCAAGGAGCTGAACGGTTGACAGCCCTAGAACTCTACAACCAAAAACTACCAGTAAAGGCAATCGCACGAAAGATCGGATTCAGCGAAGGCCACACGAGGAGACTTCTAAAGGCTCAAGGATACAAACCGAACAGGATTGGCGGAACTAGGATTACATACGAGCAGGCATTTCAAGCAGCAGAGATGGTTCTACAGGGTTACTCTTGGCGAATGATCACTGAGAAACTTGGCCCAAGCTGGAAAGCATTAAAGAGAGCGATAAAATATTATGCAGCACAAGAGTCTATCGAATCGTTACTACCTAGAGGGCAAAGTTGCCTATCTGGAGGGAAGGAATGACTGTCCATACCAAAATGGAGAACAAAAGAACTACTGGCTTGCAGGAATTGTGGAGATGCGCGAAGAACTTAGAGTTCTCAGAGAAAGTTTGCAGTTGCAAGCACGAGATCAGCGGTAGCGGTGGCGTGTTTCTAAGGAGTTACGGGGTAATCTACTGTAACGAATGTTCGGGATTGCAGGAAATACGGAAGCCAATCAAATGAGCAAGTGGATAGACAAAGAAGACTCAATGCCAGAGCAGGAAGACGCGGATGTGACCATCAATGTTCTTCTGTACCTATCACCAGATATGCTGGTTTCTGGCTTCTACAGTCAAGAAGATAACGAATGGTACGACTTCGACGGAGATCTAGTTGATGACGTTACACATTGGATGCCGCTGCCGGAGTTTACGTTATGAGCCAACGAATCAAACTGAAATTCTTCCCGTTTCCTGACATGGTTTCGGATCTTGTAGTTAACCTGGCTGAGTCTGGATTCAATATCGAGATGAGTCCGTGCGAAGGCGGCGACTTTAGCGTTTTGATTGCTGAGCGTTGTTATGAAGGTGAAGAGCCGATGGTACTACCGACTGGGCCGACAATTCACTAGGAGATCTATATGGCAACACTACACGATGAGCTGGTGCGAGTTCTTTGCGACGACCACTCAATCAGAGAGCCAGGGAGAATTGCAAAGCTTGTAATGAGCGTAATTAATCCATTTCTTACTGATAAGATTTGCAGCGATGAGGATGCGGCAGAAGTGTTTAAAGGGATTCGTGATGGATCTTGCATAGATGCCAAGGAGGCATATAAAATGCTTTTGTTGAAAACAGAAAACCGTTTTGGCTGATTAATCTGAAAAGAAACCCCGCCTTATGAGCGGGGTTTTTATTTTCACAGGGTTTAAATGCCGCCGTCTTCTCCGTACACTAGCACTGAAAGGTTTGTGAAGTCGGTAAGCGTTCCGGCTGGGTTCCTAGTCTTAAAACTTAGACTTCCTACCGATTCTGAGAACAATTCCGGAAATACTGAAGACTCAGCCATTCCTACTGAATAGGAGTTTTTTGCCAGCTTAAGGTTCTTCGCGTAGAGAATAGTGTAATACCCAACAGAGTTTCTGGTTACCGACAACACGTTAGTGCTGATACCGTCAATCGCACCGGTAGTGCCGTTGAATCGCACCGCTACGCCGATATTCCGAGGGGTAGACAGCGCACCAGGGAGATCAGGGATTTCAGCGGTATTCCCATATATATTCAGCCCAACATCCATAACATAGAAGGTGTCAACTGGCGAAGGGACTTGCACATACTTTCGCGTTGAGCTAGGGACGTATGTTCCGAACCCACCGAATCCGTTGCCATGCACGCGAATCATTGTCCGCCAATTTAAGTTGTTCTTGTACAGGGCTATACAAGCGCTGGTGAAGCGAGTGCTGCTAACTCGGTTGAAAGTACATCCTGTAACGTTATGTATGCCGCCTGATGCAGAATCATAAATGCCAATATCGAAATCGCCAGCGTTATTCTCGAAATAGACACCCTCAACCGTAAGGCCGGCAATACCATCTACAGGGTTACCGTCAACCTTAAGGGCTCCGTAAAACTGGATATTATCTCCGTTCCCTTCAAACGATCCGCCTCTAATTAGCAGAGTTGTTGGATTTTTGAAAGATAGACCATGGATTTCATTAAGCCAGAAGTTGCAGCTGTTGAAGGCGAAGTCGTTCGGCCTTGACACAAAGTTAAAGTAACCAGTTGCGCCGTAAATATTTTTCGCAAAAAGACAAGTGTTGAATACGACAGTAAAGTTGTCCTCTGCCTTCAGGCCAGTTTCGAACCCTTCGACGGCAATATTATTAAACTCTGCATGAGAGGTTTGCATCAGCAAAAGACCAGTGCCTACTTTGCTTGCGCCTGGCTGGAGCAAAGAAAAGTTCTCGAAAAGTACCTGTGAAACTCCGCCAGATATTACCTTCAGACAGGATTGGCCAGCGCCACCAGCCCACGACAATATAGAAGCGCCCCTGCCATCACCGCGAATTCCTGTTCGATAAGCGATTGACTGAGTACCGCCAGTACTACCTGCTCCAGTGTTTGTCACTAGAAGGCCGGTTCCGCTGATTACATAAAGCCCAGCAGGCACATAAACACGAAGTCCTTTAGGGTTTGCAAAGTTGATAGCCGCTTGAATGGCGGAAGTATCGTCAGTAACACCGTCGCCCTTTGCGCCGAAAATCTTTACATTGATCTCGCCAGAGAAAGCGAGTTTGGCGCGACCAGAGCCTGCGCCAAAAATGGTCCCGCCGTTTGCAGTTTCAGCGCTAAGCGCATCCCAGTAGAACGGCCCTGCGTTACCGCCGTCCCCTGGAGTGCTATACCCGAGAGTAAAAACTGGAAGAGACCACGGCTGAGGCAGTGCCAGGAGATCGGCAACGCTGTTAACCATACGAGATGCGCCGGCTACCAATGACACGCCAAGAGACGTGCTGGTGCTTGCTAGATCGCTACGAATAACATTGTCGCCAGCCAGTGTAAATTTAGGCTGGTCAATTACCCAATTGTTGACTGTTGTGTAAGGGAGAGCTAGAGCCGGTCCAGCGCGATAGTAGTTGCCATCCTTTGTGAAGACCTCGTTCGGTTGCGTAATAGTCAGTGGACCATCAGCATCATAATCCCCAAGGAATACAGGGCCGCTTGCAATCAAGAAGTCATCGAAAGCTTGCTCCATGCCCGCCCAAGTTTCACGCCGCTTATTGAAGCGATCATAAAACGATGGCGATGGCGAGTTCATCGCCTCGTCAAAATTCGAAGCGTTATCGTATAAGTCCTTTGCAGAGTTAGACCCCAAAGGATTCAGCGTTTTATATGTGTTGGTCATTGTTCAATTCTCAAAAGGTAGACTAAACTGGCTTGTAATTTGCACATAACAATCAGTTTCCTTGCAATGTTAGCCATACCGAGCCGTCGCTTACCAA